ACAGGCAGACTTTGTTGTCAGTTCTTAACTACGCGGGGCTTCATTTGGAACACGGGGAAATCGTCATGGACGACAGCCCTCACGAGTTAAAAAGGCACTTGGAGTTCATGAGAACCGCCAAGGGCAGAGTGTTGAAGACAGGCCTCGGTCTTGGATGCGTGGTTAGAGGATTGTTGACAAAGCCTGACGTAGAACATATAGACGTAGTGGAAATAGAGCCATGGATTGCAGAAGTCATTGGCAGGGAATTCGAAAACAACCCTAAGGTTTCCGTCCACGTAGCTGACGCCCATGTTTGGGACTACGGCGATTCCAAGTGGGATTACATTTGGCACGATATTCACAACAACGATGAAAGCGGGCCAGAACTCTCCGTTCAACATGCAAGCCTTATGAAAAGGTTTATGGGCGACGCTGGAAAGCAGGGCGCTTGGGCCTTCCCTCGTGAAGCAAAAAGACGAATAAACCGGGGTCCAAGACCCCTGATAGGATAGAACATGAAGTATGTTATGCTTACAGACCAACATGGTGCGAAATGGCCGTTTATATTTCCCGAGACTGTCAATCACGTTGACGCCGCCGCAGCCGCCGTCGCCATGTTAGAGCCACACGGGCGGTTAGCGTCCGTGACGTCCGGGGGATACATAGGGGCACTACACCCCCAGTTAATCACCCATGGCGCGTGTACGAGCCTCGGGGGCATGGGGCCAAGCGAGATGGACGCCGCCCGGATAGTCATGGGGCAATCGGCATCGATGATGCCAGACGAACTGGTAGGCATATACTTCGATAAATACCGCCGCGCCGTGGAGGGCGAGGAAAAAGGTTGACTTCTTCTCCGCCCACACTAGACACGGACCCGCTGCCGTGCTACACCTAGCGGCTCACTGGAGGCTACACATGCAAATTGAATCGGTTAACCTAGGGCAACGATTGGCTCTGACCACAGACCAGCAAATCGTCCCTATAACTAACCTGATTGATGAATTCGGTGATGACACAGACGAACCCTCGGAAGCAGACAGTTGCGGAGACCCTGTTTACCCACGGGTACACCCCGCTAAGGCTCGAACCGGGGGAGAAAGCTGCCAAGGCGGCAGGGTGGACCACCCACACCCCAACGGCTCAGAGTATCAAGCGGGATTTTGGGCGACCCTCAAATATGGGTATCCGCACGGGTGACGCGGCAGGGGATAACACGTTCCTAGTCGGCATCGATGTCGATGTTGACGACCCCAAACTCATTCGCTGCGTTGAAAGAGCGATCGGCGAGCGCGTCCCAGTTAAACGGGGCAAGAAAGGCGCTACATACTTCATCCGGCTAGACCGGGAGTTGCGGACCCACAAAATCTCGCTCAAGCGGGACGGGAAAAACAAGCAGGCAATCGACATCCTCGCTCGTGGTGCCCAAACAGTGGTCCCGCCATCGATACACCCTGAGACGAACGCGCCTTATCGCTGGCTTACAGACGTAACGCTAGAAAACACGCCGTACAACGAGCTGCCTATTTTCACCCCGGCAGTCCTCGACGAAATCCGGGGCTTTGCCAACAACGAAGAAGACAAAATCTTCGAGTTGAACGACATGGAGTGGAACGGGGTAGGCGGCGGAGGAAACACGCACGACATCTGCCTATCAGCCGTCTCGTCGATGGTTGCCCGGAAATGGTCAGACGAAGAAATCCAAATGCGGGTGCAGCGCGCCAAGCGCGAAGCATGCGAAGCCGCAGGGTCCGCTTATGACTGGCCCGAAGCTGAGAAGACCATCCAAGAATGGATTGATAGCAGCCGAGACAAGAAGTTCGACACAACGGCTAAGTCTCGCAAGGACGACATCCCTCTTGAGATGATCAACGGCTACGTATTTGTGGTGGAAATCAACCGCATGTACGACCTAAACAAGAATATCACCTTGAACAAGGACCAATTCGACAACAAGCACTGGCGCGACATCGCCAAGCCATGGGCGACTATGGTTACATGCCCTGATCTGAGAATTTGCGATAAGCTTACCTACGCCCCCGGTCAGCCCCGTTTCTGTAAAGAAAGGTCGTTTGACAGCAACGCCATCTTGGACTGTCTGAATGTTTGGGTCCCCAACGACCTCGACCTAGACGACGAGACAGAATCTAGTGTCCTTCCATGGTTGGACCTCGTGAACAAGGTATTTGACAACGACCCCGCCGCCATAGACCACGCAATTAGCTGGATGGCTTATTTAATTCAAAATCCGGGCGAACGAATTAACCACGCACTGGTGGTCCAAGGCGAGCAGGGCATAGGTAAAGACTCCATATTCCTCGCACTCGGCGCAGTGCTGGGGGAACACAATCTCACTTCGGTTCTTTTGGCAGACGTGGAAAGCTCCTTCAACGACTGGATTTTTGGCAATCAGCTGATCATCTTTCAGGAAATGCTAGCCCCCGGACGCCGGAACATCTACAATAAATTGAAAACTGTCATCACCGACAAGGTGCAGCGGGTCAACATGAAATTTATGCCGCCCATGAAAATGTGGAACCGGGCAAACTACATATTCCTAACCAACTACAAACACGCGCTATCGCTTGACAACGATGACCGCCGCATGTGGGTTTGGTTCTCACAAATGCGTCCGCAACCCAAAGAATACTATAAAAAGTTTTACGACTGGCTGGCAGACCCCCGGTCCGCAACGGCACTTTATCATTATCTCGTGAAGTACGACACCTCCAAATTCAGTGCCACCGCGCCTCCCCCAATGACGGAGGGTAAGGAAAGCATGATAAACGCCTCAGGTTCTGAGGTGGAGCAGTTCCTCCAGAACGCGTTTGAAAACTACAGCTGGCCGCTGGCCAGCGACCTTATCAACGTGTCCCACCTAACCATGGCCCTGCGCCCGTTGCTGCGCACCACAAACGCTATGGTCCGGGACGCCTTGGAGCATATCACCGGGGGCGTTGAGGACATCGGGCTACGGCCACGCATTAAGGATGAACATGGCAAAGAGGTGCGCGTTCGGTTGTCTGCCATCAGGAACCGCAAGAAATGGTCGGAAGCGGACGGACAGAAGCTCGCCGCTGAATACCTAGTACCCCTCCCACCCATGCAAGGCGAGACAGAAGGAACATACGACACTGTGAAACCGGGCGTCGCTGCTTCGAGTGGCCCAGATTTTTAGTTCTCCGTGATAGCTTGACACGGCAAACGGAGACTGCTTTAAAAAGGTTGTCGATAGAGACACAGACTTTTACGAGGATAATTAAATGAACGCCAAGACCACGGATACCAAGCCCGCCGCCAAGGCCGACACAAAGGCTGACGCCAAACCAACTGCAGACGCAGACGCAAGCACAGGCGCGAAAAAGGACATCGTTCCTTCCAAGTATCGCGATCAGTACGCCGCCAATAAAGGCACTTGCGGGGACTTCATCGCATCGGAATTGACCGCTCTCATGGACAGCGACGGCATCGACGCGTTCAAGACGGTTAAGAAAGCCAACGATATCCCCGAAGCCAGCTGGGCGGGCCTCAACAACGGCCAGCAACGCATGAACCTCTCCAACGCTCTGCGCGCTCGGTTCCTTCGCGGCGAAACCATTACCATCATGGGCAAGGAATACTCGCTGGAAGCGTCTATGGACGAATTCATCGATGACCCGGCCAAGTTCAATGGCGACAGCGAGCCGCAGGTGCGCAAGTTCCTCGGTTTCCTCGACATGCCGGAAAACAATCGCAACATGACGGCCATCCGCAAGTTCTTCTTTGTTCTGCCGCAAAAAGCAGTCGAAAAGGCGAAGAAGGAAGAAGCCAAGGCGAAAGCCAAGGCCGACAAGGAAGCCAAGGCAGCTGAAACCAAAGCCGCCAAGGAAAAAGCCGCAGCGGAAAAGAAAGCTGCAGCCGAAGCCAAAAAGGCTGAGGGCGGCAAAGAGTCGAAGAAGGGCTAAGCCCACCTTCGGGACGCTGATTGGGGCGGGAGGCCAAGGCCCGCCCCAATCATTTCATCAACTACTACACAGGAAGACCCATGGCAGACGAACCAAATACAGACGGCCCCAAAGTGGACATCGAGCAAGCCACCACCGATATCACAAACATGATGGAGTGGATGGCCCGCACCGAACAGCGGTTTACCGACGCAGCGAACTTGCTCAAATCTACCCTCCCCGACATCGTGGCGCGGGACACCATCGGCAACGTTGTCGATCTGGCCTCCGGGCTGGCCAAGGGGTTTGAGAGCTTCGAAGCCACAATGAAAGCCTATCGCGGCGAAATCGCCAAGATGAAAGAGCTTCACATGCCCACTCGTTTCGATGACGAGGGCGTTACTACATTCAACACCGACCAATTCCGGGTCAGCCGCACCACGCGCGTTCTCGCATCGATCATCGCTGACGAGAAGGAAGACGCGTTTGCATGGCTTCGGGAAAACGACTACGAAGGGCTTATCAAGCCCACCGTCAACGCCTCCTCGCTGTCTGGCGCGGCAAAGGAACTTATGGAAAACGGCATGGAGTTGCCCGATGACATGTTCCGGGTCCACACCAAGAACGGGGTATCCATCACCGTCAAGAAACCATCAAGGGGGAGTTAATGCTTCTAGCCTATAAAGCGTTTAACGCTGAGGGTTACATAATCCAATCAAACCAGACCGCCATGCCCGAGTATTTAGATTGGGCCTCAATCGACGAGAAAGCGGTCTATTTTGGATACATGGGCGGACTGCCCGAAGATACAGCCTATTGCCTAATCACGTCCCAAGGTGGCACTAAGCTGTTAACTGAAATCACCGGGGACATGAAAACACCAAACGACCGAGAAAACTACATAAGGAAACAGTCTAATGTCGAGCAGTACCTCCAAGAAGAATGCAAAAGGCTCGGAATCAACCGAGGTCGCCACGGCGGAAACCAATAACGCCGCTCTCCCAGCCTTCATGGCCGGGGAAGACCAATCCGGCAAGGAATCCATCGGAATGGACGATATGGTCATTCCGCGCCTTGCCCTCACGCAAGCGCTGTCTGAACCAGTTGAAAACGGCGACGTGTCGCCGGGCCACTTCTGGCACAACGTCCTTGAGGAAGACTGGGGCGAAGAAATCGACGATTTGGTCGTTCTCCACTATTCCAAGCGCTACGTTCTATGGTCGCCGCGCCACATGGGCGGCGGTATCCTTGCACGGGCCAGCGATGGCAAAAATTGGGACGAGAGCTTCCGGGGCATGTCGTTTGAGGTCCAACCATCCAAGGACCGCCCACGGCACAAAGTACAATGGGAAATCGGTGATGACCTCCGCGTTGGCCGCGATATCGGCCTTGGCGCATGGGGTTCCAGCGACCCGGATGAACCAGACAGCGCACCAGCTGCAACACTCACTCACGTGTTCGTCTGCATTTCGTTGTCTCGCGCGGAACTTGGCCCGTTCACCATCCTCCTGCAACGCACGGCGGAAAAGACGGGCAAGGACCTGCTCACCAAGATCAATCTAGACAAGGCACCGATCTATGGGCAGGTTTATAAGCTCAGCGCTAAAACCGACAATTCGCCGAGCGGCGATTTCTTCAACTACAAGTTCACGAAAGCGGGATACGTGGGAACCGAGGAAGAATACGCTGCTTGCCGTGAATTCAACGATCGCCTGACCAAGGAAGGTCCGAAGATCGATGACGGAACGGAAGACGGAGTTGGGGGCGGCAAAGCTGGCACCTCCGATGACGGCGGCGACGACTACTAGTGCCATTGGCTACGGCCATCGACCAAGCTATTGCGGGGCGGGTTGCTAAGGCTCGCTCCGCAAAGCGATTTACCAAGTCCTATGTTGCCGGGGAATTGGGTATAAGCTATCAGGCTTACAAAAAGCTTGAAGACGGGAACACAGCATTCACGGTGCACAGATTGATGCGGATAGCAGATTTATTGGGCACCGAATTAAACCAACTAATCCCTTAGGAGTTACCATGGGCAAGCCCACACAAGAGCAGTTTGAAAAGATCGAGCAGACGATCGCTGGTGTCAACGAATTGATGGAGGGCGGCAACGGGGGCGAACTCAGCGAATTCGAAGAGAGCTTCATGATCAGCATGGACGAGCGTGTTACCCAATACGGATCAGACACGTTCGTAAGCCCAAAACAAATGGCGATTATCGACAAGATTTACGAAAAGATTGTCGGCCAATGATTATTCTGGGCAACGAGTTCATGGTTGATCTTGAAACTATGGGTACGCAGGTGGGTTCAGTAATTCTTTCGGTGGGGGCGGTTTCGTTCGACCACGAAGGCATCAACGGGAAGTTTTACGACAAAATATCCAAGGAGGCCATGCTAAATCACGGTTTCACGCAGTCTCAATACACGCTGGATTGGTGGGACACCCAAAACGAAGAAGCGAGAACAGAAGCTTTTAGCGGAACGTCCGAACCCGATAAAGTCATGCGCGATTTGGCAAACTTCGTTGAAAACAATCAAGCTGGCAACAGGGTTTGGTCTCACGGGTCAGTTTTTGACATCGCTATGTGCGAACACGCCTTCAATCATTATGGCATAGATGTCCCGTGGAAGTTTTGGGCGGTTCGTGACACTCGGACCATTTACGACCTCTCAGGAATACAGCCAGACCGATCGAAGGGAACTCACCACAACGCCCTCGATGACGCCGTAAACCAAGCAGAAGCGGTGATCAAGTCCGTCGAAGAACTGGGGGGCTACAGGCATGATTGAAGTAAAGGACGATGACGGCACGGTCTATTACGGTGCCGAGACGATGGAAGACTGCGAGCGCATCCTTCGGGAAGTCCGCGACGCAGACAAGATCGTTTACGATGCCGAGACCAGCGGGCTAGATTGGCGTCACTGCCACACAGTCGGCCACGTTCTCACCCCGGTGGGAAGTAATTCATACTACGTCCCCGTTCGTCACGCTGGGGGCGGTAACGTCCCCGGTTGCCGGGTCCCCGAAACGGAGCATGGTTGGGACGGAAGTCTACACCCCTTTGAAAAGGAACTGGCCCGCGTCGCTAGGGAACGGCCCCGCCGATGGATAGGCCACAACTTCGCGTTTGACCTCCGATTCTTGATGCGGGTCGCCGTCATCCTTGAAGGTGTCTACGAGGATACCATGATTAACGCACCGCTCATTGACGAGAACTCCCGGTTCTTCTCACTCGACGCGGTTGCCAAGTACAACGAAGTGCGTCTAAAAGACGCTGGCATCTATGAGTATCTAGCTCAGCAGTTTGGCGGCGAAGCCGTGAAATCGCAGATGTCTAACTGGTGGAGGACAGACGCAAGTGCACCGCAAGTCATCAAATACGCAGCCGGGGATGGCTATACCACCTCTGACGTTTGGCAGGTTCAACAGGGAGACCTTGACAAAGACGATCTGCGACGCGTTCACGATGTTGAATGCCGCCTTATCCGAACTTTGCACCGCACTACGTCGCGCGGTATCCGCCTTGACCTCGATGAACTGGAACGTGTTCAAAACACTTTCCAAGGCGAGGCCGACAGGTTACAGGCAGACCTCCCCGATTGGTTCACAAATATCAGGGCACCCACGCAGCTTAAGAGATACTTCGCAGCAGAACTGGATGACTGGCCACGAAATCCGCCGACGTCAGCTGCAATCAACAAAGCACGGGAAATCAGGGATTCTGACCCCGAGAAAGCGGATGAACTTCTTAAGGGCGCACCGAAGTTCGACGAGAAAGCGCTAGAGCTTTCGTCAAAGGGAAGGGCGCTAATCGAAGTTAAGAAGATGCTCCATGCGGTGTCGTCCTTCACTACCCCAATGTCTGAGCGCCACGCCTATCAAGGCCGGGTACACTGCGAATTCAACCAAATGAAAGGCGATGATTACGGGACGGTTTCTGGCCGTCTCTCGTCGTCTAACCCAAATATGCAGCAGATACCCAAGCGAAACAAGGTGATATCGAAACCATATCGCCGCGTGTTTCTGCCGGAAGAAGGTCACATCTGGTTCGATCACGATTACAGTCAGCAAGAATATGTTGTGTTCACCAACTACACCAAGGACCCAAACTTGGTTGAGGGTTACATGGCTGACCCGCCTGTTGACATTCACAGCATGGTTGCGAAGATGATGGGTGTCGAACGCGACCCGACAGCCAAGCGCATGAATTTGGGCATCTTGTACGGAATGGGCAAGGCCGCACTGGCAGGGCATTTGGGCGTCTCAGAGCAGCAAGCCGCAGCTTGGCAGCGAGAATACCATACTCAATTCCCATACGCCAGACCTTTCCTCAAACAGGCTGAGGCGCGGGCTAAATCACGAGGCTTCGTTAAAACGCTACTCGGTAGACGTCGCCGCTTCCCTGATCGTCGGTTTGCTCACAAAGCGGGCAACGCAGTTATCCAAGGTTCCAGCGCTGACGTAACCAAGCTCAAGATGGTCGAAATAGACGAGTATTTTGAGAGTGAAGGCGACATCTTCGGCCTAATGCTGCAGTGTCACGATTCCCTTTCATGGACCGGGCCAGAAAGCCACCGTTACCAAAACGAAGAAGCTATCCGCATCATGCGGAACTTTGACGAGGGCGAGGCCATCCATCTTCAAGTCCCAATCGCTGTTGATAGCGGCGAGGGGGCCAACTGGTCGGAGGCTACTTTTGGCGCATGACAAAATGACAGATCGTACCGTAGAGCGCATGGGAGCGGTGGCGCGGGGCCTAGGTGCCGCAGTCGCCGCCGTGACACGGGGGGACCACTCCCCCTGCCCATCCTGTGGCGGTCTAAACCTGTCCTGCCCTGATGGATGCGGGCGCGACCCGGAGACGGGCGAGCTAAACGGAACTAGATATGAAGGGGAATGACCAATGGCTGTAGGGATAGACTTCCCGGAGGCAAACACCACGCTTGGTGCGCCAACGCCCGAAGACGCGGCAGCGGGGACGGTGTACGGACTTCGAGTGTGTCAGTTTCGTGATTTGGACGGCAACCCGAATGTGGCCAGTTGTTGGAAGTTAAGTGAAGAAGAACTTAAGCAAATAGCTGAGACGGGTGTCGTGTGGTTTAGTTGCTGGGGCAAAACCCACGCTCCCATGATGATATCCGCAGAAAAACCGGTGGAGTTCAAAAATGAAGGAAACTGACCTAAGACAGAAGATGGTCAAGGAAGCCAAGAAACAGGGTTATTGGATTAGAAGTGTAAACGATCGCTTCAACTCCGGGTATCCTGACCTGCGCATCAAGACCCAATCACCGCAGATGGACATGGAACTGAAAGTGTGCCGCATCGCCGCTTCAAGCATCCGTCACGGAAACATCACGCAGAGTGGCATCAGCAAGTTGCAAGCCATCGAACTCCGTGACATGAACAAAGCTGGCATACCAGCAGTAGGAGTCTTATACTTCCCCCGCGAAGACTGGTTCACCTTCACGAATTACTACGAATTCGACGCGTGGCAAGCCTTGGCAGACCACTCAATAGAAGGGAACAAGGGACGTCCTGATTTCGAGGTCCTGACCCGACACGCAATGCACTACCTAATGGAACAAGGATACAGTTACTGATGACCGAAGATATCAAAGCAACACTCGCAGCCCGTGGCGGACGCTATGGAGATTTCCGCGAAAATGGTCGCATCACACAGAATATCAAATACGCGATGCGCGATAGCCCTGCATGGGCGGTAATGCCTCCATACATGGCCGAGGGTTTTGAACTCATGGCGACGAAAATCGGTCGTGCCCTGTCTGGCGACCCGCTTTACGACGACAACATTCACGACATTGTTGGCTACGCAAAGCTACTGCAAGATCGTATGGCGCAGGACCGGGAAGCCGGGGTTCAGATCACCCTGCCACTCGACCCACTTTATCCGTCATTCAATCCATCTGAGGGCGGGGTTATTGAGAAAATCGACATTGCCACGCTTTCGCACGACCCGGACGCCCGGAATTGGGCCGAGGCTTTTGCGTCCACTTTCCCCGGCGAACCGCTGGCGCAAGACGTCGCGTTGATGACGGGCTGGTTCGCTAATGCAATGATGGCGATGCACGATCATCTGGCCAACAACCCGGAGCAGATGCATAATTCAATACCCTCGGAGAACGAGACCTTGACAGAGGCGGCAGACGGTGGTAAACCGGATGACGACACCACTTTAAGCGCAGGAGACGATCGCCGATGACCTCACCACCTATTTCCCTTGTCGAACCGGGCAGGGCGTCTTTCCTGTACGATGGCCAATTTGGGTCCACGGGCAAGGGCCTTGCGGCAGCTTGGATTGGTGAGCATAACCTCATTGATTGGGCCACCACCAATGCCAGCGCTAATGCGGGACACACCACGATCATCAATGGCAAAGAGACGGTTCTGTTTCACCTACCGTCCAGCTTTCTCACTGCTCGTGAAAACGGGTTTACCCGTGTGTACATCAACAAAGGCGCTATCATCGATCTTGAGGTGCTAATCGAAGAAATTGAAAAGGTCGGTATTCGGCAAGACCAAATCTTCGTCGATCCAAACGCAGCGGTCATCCTGCAGGAAGACAAAGATGCCGAGGCGGCGCGGTGGTCTTCACAAACCAAGATTGCTTCTACCCAAAAAGGGTGCGGGGCATCGCTGGCGCGCAAAGTTGAGCGGCAGGGTCCAAACTTCGGTAAATACATTGCGGACCTCAACAAGCCGATGCCGTTTCTCTGCAAGCCCGTGGACCTCAACGAAGAGATGCGGTCTGGTAAATCGGTCATGGTTGAAATCCCTCAGGGGTTCAGCCTGTCGGTTGGCGCGTCCGGGTTTTATCCCTACACTACTAGCCGCGACTGCACGCTGCAGCAGGGAATGAGCGACGCCGGGATACACCCCCATTTCTTCCACAAGTCGATTTCTATCTGTCGCACTATGCCAATCCGGGTGGGCAATATCCGCGATGCTAAAGGACGGCAGATTGGTTTCTCGGGCGGAGTTTACCCTGACCAGTACGAGAAAGAGTGGGACGAGGTTGGAGTTGATGCAGAAGTCACCACCGTGACCAAGCGCAAGCGTCGTATCTTCACCTTTTCCGCGATGCAGTATGAAGCCATGCTTCGTTACAGCCGCCCGGATTTTGTTTTCCTCAACTTCTGCAATTACCTCACCAAAGCTCAAGTCGAGCGCATCGTCTCGGATATGGCGATGGTGGAGAACAGCGTTGGCGTGAAGCCTATCCACTATTTTGGGTACGGCCCCGCAAGCGAGGACATTTCGGAGTACGTCAAGTGAGCGCCGAATATGTTGTAATGCTGGTCGATGAACCGGGGGAGGAGGAAGACATTGAGGGGTGCGCCGCTCAGGTATTCATGCGGTTTACCCAAGAACCCACTCCCGAGTTCCTCGCAAAAGTGGCCAAGTCTAACCCCGGAAAGCGGGTCTATTGCCTGATGGGTGCTAGCACTTGGTACGCGGGGGACAGCAACGTTAGCCAGATGAACAACATATCCACCATGCCCCTGCTTCCAGACCAAATCCTCTGTGAGGCAGTGGACGAACTTGAAACGGTGGTGGTTCTCGGATATGACCGAGAGGGAGACGAGTATTTTGCCTCCAACATTTCAGACGGCCCCGAAGTGGTTTGGCTCCTTGAAAGGTCCAAAATCGCTCTTCTGGCCGTGACCGCAGAGGACCTTATCGTATCATGAACATTAACATTAACATTCCCGCGTCGCTGCGTCGCCATGCCCCGGCGCTTAAGTTGTTCTTTGAAGGAATGACCTTTAAGCTCCACGTCAACTCGTTTAAGGACGACATCGACGAGCGGTCAGTGCAAATCCTGATCGACAGGGGCCTAGAGGAACTGCAGGAACTAAAAGACCAGCTGGCAACCAACCCACAGGACCCAAACACCCTGTCAGAGCTTTTTGACATGTCGAACTTCAACTACCTGCTGTTCAGCTATCTGCGCAGCAAGGGCGTTCCCGACGAACGAGAGCAGTTTGTCAACGATTTCTTCACAGTTGACACGGCAACGGGGACTATCTACGCAAAAAAGACCCGGAGCGGCTCACGTTACAAAGAGGGCGACGAAATTTCCGGCTCAAAGCGGAACGACAAGACGTATATCCGCATTCAACACGCCGCCAACGGCACCATGATTTCTTGCGCCCGCGCCGACATTATCTGGTTTGCCGCCAAGGGGGAGTGGCCCCAGCAAGAGGTGTTGCACGGTTCATTAGGACCCAGCAACGACAGCATCGACAACCTCTACATGAGGGTAGACGCGAAAGACCTAGAGAAGGATTATCCCTTCGTCTTTGAGCGCGAGATGAACGACCAGACGGTATATGGATACCAGAGGCGTCATAGGGGTGTACTGCTCCGTGTCGGCTACTGGGGCGATAGGGCGACAGCTGCGCGGCGCGGTGTAACTGCATGGAAAGAAAAAGTAGAGGAGATGGACGATGTTTGAACGCGACTTACGGGTAATGTCCGTTGTGAAGCGGTGGGCAATTGTGCCGACTGTAACGGAACAAAACAACGCGGAACACAGCTTTTATGTGGCCATGTACGCTAACGATATGGCAGTTTCTCTCGGTTTACCACGAGATGTCACTCTGGCCTGTGTACAGGGCGCATTGTGGCATGACGTGGACGAGGTGTTCAGTGGCGACTTCCCCGGTCCTCACAAAAAGATGTATTTCGATATGGAAAAGGCCAAGGCCACCATTGAAAGTCTCATGGACCGCGTGTTTGGCATAAGCCTAGCAGTGCGGATGGGACGGCACCTGTTCAAGGACAGCAGCAAAGAAAAGGCCATTATTGGGCTAGTCATCAAGGCGGCAGACGTCATGGACGCGCTGTTGTACATGACAAATGAAGTCCGGGTCTTCCAAAACCGAGAGGCGCTGGAACACCATCAAGTTCTTCACAAAAAGCTGAACGAGCTTATCGACGAAATGGCGGGATTGGGGTATGATACCATGCCTATCAAGACGGCTCTTCACAAGGCCGTTCTCGACATTCCTTTTGAAAACAGCAGGTTGACCTATGCTTCTTCGAAGTGACCTTTACAAAGTCCAACAAATCGCTCTCGGCGAGGCTGAGGGCAAGGCCGGGTTCGCATACTTTCTCGAAATGGGGCTGGGAAAGACCCGGCTGACCCTGTACGAGGTTAACGAGGTATTTGGCCGGGACGAAACGGACTTAGCATACATATTCTGCCCAAAATCGCTCCGGTCCAGTTGGATGGACGAGGCGGAAGAGATTGACTACCCATGGCCCGTCATCCCCTTTGACGGAACCCCGGAAAAGATGAAGCAGAAAGTCTGGGAAGCGCGCAAGGAACACGGAAAGGTCGTGGTGATAATTCACTTCGACATTATCCTCACCAAGGGCGGCGATCTGATCGAAACGCTGCGCGACGATGGGTGGCGCAAGCCTTATGCCACGATTGACGAATCAACTCGCATCAAAAACCCCAAGGCCAAGCTGGGCAAGTATCTGGTCCAAATAAGAGACTGGTTCCTATATCGCCGGGTGCTTTCAGGCGCTCCCAACCCTCAGGGGCCGCAAGACCTTTGGGGACAGTTTGCTTGGTTGGACATCCTCAAGGGGCAGAACTTTTACCAGTTCCGCTCGACCTATTGCAAAATGGGTGGGTTTCAGATGAAGAAAGTTGTTGGTGCCCAAAACATCGACATCTTGGAGATGCGGACGAAAGACAATGTGTTCAGAGCCAAAAAGGCTGACTGGACCGATCTTCCTGAGAAGCTGCCACCTGAAATCCGCCAAGTAGAGATGACGAAGGAACAATCTCAAGCCTACCGTCAGATGATGTACGACTTCGTTATTGAATGGGGCGACATGGAAATCACGGCGCGCATGAGCATCACCGCCAAGAACAAGCTGCAACAGATTGGCAGTGGCTTTATTTTCAACGACGAGCGGGAGCCTGTGCGCCTGTTCAGTCCGGGGCAGAAAAACCCCAAAGTTGAGGAACTCATTGATGCGTTGAACGAAGTGGACGGCAAGGTTATTGTTTTCTACAACTTCCGCCCCACCAAGGACATTTTGGTCGAGCGCCTCGAAAAAGAGGGCATCGGCTATTGCTTGTTCCAATCAGGACTAGGAGACGAGGAATATGGCGCTCTCAAAGCTGAATTTAACTCCCTCAATGATAAAAAGGTTGCTCTCTGTCAAATCGCCGCTGTTAAGTACGGATTTACTCTCCTCGGTGATCAGGACGAATACCCTTGCCACCACACAATGTTCTTCGAGAATTCCTATGACCTTGAAGCCCGTGTCCAAGGAGAAGACAGAAACCACCGTCACGGTCAGCGATATCCGGTTGGTTACACCGACTTCGCTATTAGCTCCGAGGATAGAGCGGTCATTAGAGCCTTGGGAAGAAAAGGCAATCTCCAAGAGGCTATCCTATCTGAATTCACAACTAGTCCGGGAGCTAATCGATGAAACTATGGTTGGAAGAGGGCAAGGACAACTGCGTGATAGCGAAGGTGGAATTGCCGCTGCTGGACGAAGATTCGGGGGACAAAGCGACGCTGACAGGAAGCTGTCGTATAAGCAAGGCGCAGTTCTCAAGCCTGATGTCATCTGAGCAGGAAGCTCGCCAGATCGCTACCCACATTGTTGGGCGTCTCCTGACACAATGGAAACTATCGATGATCGGTGAGGTCTCGGACGGCGTGACAGAGGCAGTGCGGGCCTACATGGCCGAGCAGATGCGCGGGATACAGGAGCAGTAGTCCCCCCGCCGCCGCTGGCGGCAGTCGGTCCGCTAGTCCACCTGCGCGATGTCCACGATGGTGAAAGCATAGGAATAGAGGTTCCCGTCCTCATGCCCTACGGCGTGTTCCTTCTCAAGATCACCATAGTATAATTCGTCTTCGCCCCAATCAGTGTCCTCATAGTCCAAACAAAAGACCACAGGGATGGAGGAGCCATATTTCATCGACATGGGGCGGATTTTGGTCCGGTATTCGTCGAGAGTTAGCCACGGCCATTTGCCTTGGAAGACTGGGTACACGCCAGCGTTGAAGAAATTGCGACGACCAGTTACGGCATACTGGCGCTTCTGGCGATCGTCCACGTTCGACGACGCGCGAATTTCGATGTTGTCTGCGGGTTCGATCCATTCCCCCACCAACACACGCCATGCGTACATTGTGGAGGTCGCGCCGGACCTGTTGTAGAAATCAACACGGAACCACTTTGTGGGGGCCGCTGGCGTAAACAACATGAAGAATTTGCGGCTAGTAGCCGTGTGGTTTGTTGAAAACTCAGAGGCAAAGTCTTCGATGGTCAACGAGGTGTCGGCATCGTAGTCCGCTTGGTTAGCGTAAGTCCTGATGTAGACTTCAACATCATCTGGCAAACCCAAAGTGCAAAAGAAACACTCACCCGAGATTTCACGGTCAAGTTGAAACCGCATGGACCGTCGTCCGTTGTTGGTCACGTTGCTATCGGAGAATACTAGCCCCGGTTCGTCGTTTCCGGTGTTCTCCCATGGCAAGTCAACGGCGGTGTTGTGGGCACCAAACGTCCAGTTAATCGGGAGACCAAATCCTGCGTTCGCCATTAGCCCCAAAGCTCCAAGTATGTCCGGTTCTCGCTGTGCTTTATTTGGGCACGTGTAACGATTACAGGGTGTTGATCGAGGCCCAATTCAGGGGCGGTGAAAAGGCGAGGAGGACAGCCAGTTGCGAAGTCGTCTACTCCGATGTAGTCTGTACCCTTTATAATCACCAGAAATCGGCGGCGGACGGACCCAATAACAGCGAACAGATCGGTGAGCAGTGTGGAGATATTGGACAGGTCGAGGTTGGAATCAATCTCCATCTCACGGGCTTTTAGGTAATCAGCGTCCAGCGCAGAATCGTACGCTTCCTGATATCGAAACTCATTTGTGATAAGCCCATACCGAGCAGCGTTAATCGTCACGGCTGTTCCTTAATCTCGCCCCCGCAAGCGATGAAGCCTTCTTCAAGCGCCCGGACGTAGCGTCGCAGCGTCGCATCGCTTTCGAGTTGACGGTCCACCTTATCTTCAAGGCCCACGGCTTCGCGTTCTAGGGAATCCTGAACACGGATGATGATTTCATCGCAAGGCGTTAGCACAGGGACGAGCTTTTCAATGGTGCGAGTTTCCGTAATCACCTCAGGGGCAACATCGGTGGTGGCGCATCCTGCCAGCAACGCGGCGATAAGGATGGGAAGTTTATTCATCTGTAACTATCTCCCGGTATCCATCAAGCTGCCCTTCGACATTTTCGAGACGAGCGGGGCAGGTTTCCGCAACGGGCGTGTCCCCGAGTTCAGCCAACCCACCTTCGATGCGACGGTTTGCCGCCCGGTTCTCCGCTCGCATGTCGGACATTTGGTCCCTGCGTTCATCATCAGCCTCCGCTAGTCCGCGAATGAACGCGTTGTTTTCTTCAATGACAGACACTAGTTTGCCATCGCAATTCTCATAAGCAACTTTGTACCGCTCGAACGCATCAAAGTTTCGCTGAGCTATTTGCTTACTTTCACCAAGGGCTACTTGGCTATCATTGTAAGCGCCCCACAGGAACCATAGAGCAACGCCCATCCCGAGGGAAAGAATGCCCAAACCCGCTGAGACGTATTTGAATATAGGGCCTGTAGGGTCGAACATTACCGCCTCACCGCTTGAAAGTGCATCCAATCAAAGTTGGCAACGCGTCCTAGCGAGACCATCCCTTCTCCTTCGACCAGAGACCAGAAGTGGTCAAACTCCGGATTAGCGAAATTGGCGCGATCACGCCCCCAACGGAAGCGGTTTCGTGCAGGGTCGAGGTCAATGGCAGCGCCGAAAGCGTGGGTGGACCAGCTACGGCCCCCACGAATTTTACGGACGTTGAGACAGCCACCGAATAGATCGAGTCCCATTTCTTGAATTGCGTCCATGCCGTAGTGTTCCAGTGTACCAACGAAGATGCGTTCGAAAGGCTCTTTGACCTTAGCGTTACAGGAAAACCTCGTTAGGGATTTGTCGAGGTCCCACGCAATTTTCATTTTGTACGGCAGGGTCAACTTGACCTGATTTGTTCCGGGCTTACCGAAAAAGTTGATCATTTTCTGCGTGTTGTTGCGCGGCCAGATAGAGCCGCCCGCAGTTGAGGGGGCCTTGGCGTCTTGCGTAGCATTTTGAAACAAGCGCAGCGCCGCGCGGGTCTGCCGCCCGGTGATGCCGTCCACCTTCCCTTTGTAGAAACCCGCCATAGCCATCATGGCTTGCTCGACGCCGAGACGTGTTCGGTCATCGTTCCACCCAGCCACAACAACTCCCTGAGCCGCGAGGAACTCACGGGACGCTTTGTTAGACTTGTTGCCAAAGTCGCCGTCAATTCGGCCTTTGTAGAAGCCCTTCCCCTTGAGGAAGTTCTGAACGAGAGTAGTTCCGATAAGTGCCATGGTTATTCCGCCTCCACTTCGGCTTCAGCCTCGAATTCAACGTCGTCCTCCAAAGGGACTTCCTCTTCTTCGGGCGCGGTGTATTTGCTGTTGGCCTCGGGGTCTTCCGAGGGGTCGGGCCATTCGCCGAGTACGCGTTCGTGCCCCATGTCGCGGCGAAGAGCGTTTATAACCCCCATACCGCGTTCTTCAGTGCCGATGCGTTGGAACGAATTTGAAATCGCAAACGCTGTCAGACGTACGCCGAGGGTCTTGCCTTCATCATCGAATTGGTGACGGTTGCAATAGATCACCTCTGCGCTCTGGCATACTCGATCGACAGGGCTGAGCTTAATCGTGGCAGCATGAAGCAAGTCAATAACTGCTTGGGGGATGCTTTCGTCCTCCGCCATCTTTTGGCTGTACTGCATCGCCGCTGCGTTGGCGTCTTCGAAGTTTTTGAAGGGTTCCATGCTGTCCTCGTTTATCTAGGTGGAAGTTGTAACACACCTCAGTCGTCTGTGGGAGTGGTCCCTATCTGCAACCTGAGTTCTATAGCCTCAATCCGGTCCCGAAGGTCGGTAATGACACCTTGAACGTAAGGGGGCAGTCGGTCCCATTCTTTTTGGGTCTTAAGATCATTGAAGATTTCAACGTCCACCCAACCACGAGCATCGTCATCCCAAACCTGACCATCGCCGGGTGGAAGTGCGCGACCTAACAACACTGGCTTGTTTCCCGTTCTTCGATACGAAGTGGGGTTAGCCGTTCGTATGGTTTCCCCGGTTGAAGGGTCCAAAATCACTGCAAGGCGTTTGTTGTCACTCACCATTCATACTCACTGGTCCGTTAAAGATGCTGGCGTCGTTCAAAGTTCCGCTGCTAATGCGAGCGCGGAGGCGATAGCTGTACTCAGTTGCGGCAGTGCGCCCGGTGTCAGTTCGGGTACAAGTAATTCGCCCCGCCTCAGGGGAATAGAAGCCGCCTTCGTCGAAGTAGTAAGGGTCGGGGCTGGAATCCGCTGCCGCTCCCACGTCTGTCCATGAATCCGAGCCGATGCTAGTCTCACGCTGCCATTGGTATTGAACGTTGCCGCTCCGGGGGCTGTTGACGTTAACATCATCCGGCCATATGTAATTGTTGTTTGCGGTAAGAACAACCGAAGTTACGCCTGTGTCCGTAGAGACGTTCGCTGCGTACACCGTAACCCATGAGCTGTCGAAATCACCGTTAGCGTTGCCCGTGACGTTAGTCCCAGCAGAACCTCCGCCCCCTCCCCCACTTCCGCCAGTTGGCGGGTCGTCTTGGGTTGTAGTAATGTCAATGTCTATGATGTATTGACGAGTTTCAAGCGTACCAGTGGCACGAATACGTCCTGTTGTTGTTGCTTCGGTCCCAAAATTGATCTGGCCTGCGCCAGTGCCACTGATAGTCGGGCTTGCGCCTTCGTAGGAACCAGAAACCACGGTTAGCACCCATGAAACGCCAGACGTCACCGAGGAGCCGTCACTCGATTTAACTATCTGAACAACAGCCCGGTTCCCAGTTTGTCCGCCTTTGATGTTGCCGTCACTATCAAACGCAAAGTTGATGGTACTGGGTCCCGTTATGTACTTCGTAACGTCAGCCCCGGTTTCAATGGCCGTGTCAGTCGCAGCGGCTGCTTGCCCCGCGATAGCAGAAGCCACGTTGTCCCCGGTAACGTCCGCGTTGTCATCAGGGCGGTTCGCCCCGGTCACGTATAGGGACCAGTCAACAGTGTTGAGACCAGCAACAGCGCCCGCGTCCGAAACGTATGAAAGGTCGATGTTGTCAAATGCAGCGAACAACCCAGCGTCAGTGATGTATGAAAGGTCGAGGTCGTCCAGTGTAGCGATAGCGCCTTGACCAGCAATAGCGGAAGCTGTACCGTCCGCCGTTACGAAGTCTGATTCGTCAAGCCCAAGACCGCCAAGAACAGTGAAAGAAGCGTTATTGTAAGGGCCATACCCAATACGCTCCACGCTCCAATTAGAGGTTCCCGCTAGGTTGTTGTAAGCCTGAGAAATGGTCCCGACTACAGTCAAATTTTCGCCCGGCGAAGTGGACCCGGTGTCTTGTATTACGCCGTTGAGAGCAACAGAAACGTGAACGCCATCGTAAATCAGACTGACAGAATCGCCTTGCGTGGCAAACACATTTCCAGCCCCTACATCGACGTAAAAGCCCGCTCCGGGAGGTTTCCATCGCAACTCACCTACGCCGTTAAGTTGAGCTTCGGCATAAACTATGGATTGGTCCGCAGCGTCAACAAACATGAATGTTGTGGTCTCGGAGCCTACGTAATTAGGGGACAACGTAAGAACAGCACTTCCGTCCATGGCCGGGGTGAAAGCGTAATGCCCAGAGGTCGAGGAATGGTGGTCGATTGCACGAATGTTACTGGCTGAAATGAAGTAATCCGGAGCCGAACCGTCTACAGTGGTCTGCAACGCAGGAACAGCAGTGGCGTCGTTTGCGGGTGTTCCGTCACCAATAACGTCCCCCCAGTTGTTGGTAGAAGGAGCAATCACATAATTGGCATTAGTCGTTCCCATTCCCAAGCCAGCGCTACTGTACTCAGAGGTAGTTGCAAAATGTACATCCAACCCCTGATCTTCTGGCTCAACATCGACGAAACCGACTTCCACGCCATCAATGAAAGCCCGAAGTTTAGCCCCATCGTAACTACAAGAAGCGGTGCCAGATTGGCCCGAGCGATCTTCAGAAGCAAACTGAGTTCCTCGATACTCGAAAACAACTCTTTCAGCGGCCTGTCCGTACAAAAACACAGAAGCCAACCAACTACCGTCCGCTGGAACGGTGGAGGGGTCATCATTTATTCCGATGTAATGTCGGCCCGTGGTGAAAGTAAAATCGAAATCGCCGGAAACAGTTATAGACCTTCCCGTATGTCCGCCAATTACGCCGCCATTTTGCCCGAAAGAGCCACTTGTTCGAAGTATGCTTCCGCCCTCAATACTCCAGTTGTCAGTGGAACGAACAATAAAGTAATTGGAATTAACATTGTAAGTGTTAAGGACATCCTCGTCAGAAGCGGTGGCACCCGAACCTTGACCAACAATGCCAGCAGCAGTATTCGACCCAGTAACATCAGCGTTGTCCTCAGGACGCGTTCCGCCAGTGTCCGTCACGTTGGGCCAGTCAGCCGATTTCGCGTCTTCCTCACTGATCAGCTTATTGAGAGCGATCAATTCATCGGCCAGAGCTATAGCATCCGCACGGAAAGAGTTCCCAGTAATGTCGGTTTCTTGCGTGTAATCGTCCCAATCAGGAGACATGCCGTCACGCGAAGCAACATAGGCATTGTAAGCCGTGGTGGTTGTAGTGAACGTCAAGCTAAGGTCTGTGGCGCGAGCAGTGAGGGTCGCATATTCTTGAACCAATCGCTCGTCAGCCGGGATAAGAACTTCGAGCTTTTCGGTGGCCGAAAGGATGGCGTCATCCGCGATGATAGCGATGTTGCCAGCGATGTTGTCCAGATCGGTCTGCAACTGGACTACCGTTTGGTAAAGGGCGTCACTAATCTCGTTGAGAGCATGAACCTTGAACACCTTGTCAGCGCCGATACGCAGCCGTTTATACGGAGCGGAGATGGTCAGAGCATTCACATACTCGGCGACGGGGGCGGACGTAGCGTCGGACCGTATCTCTAGGGCAGGGGTGCCCATACGCACTAACCCGACCCGCAGCGTACCCGTAGAAGAGAAGTAGACATAGCCCCCCACCTGAGACACGTAGTTAGTGAGAAGTTCGTTAAGGTTGGGTGCCGTGGTGATGTAGTCGGCTATCGTTTGGTTCCCACTATCCGCAAAGATCGTTGCGAAAGAGGTAGCGTCAACATACGCTGTAAGCGCGGCAGACGTCATAAGAGTGTTCAAAACGTCGTCAATATTACCAGCGCCGACTGCATCGTCGCCGATTGCATCAACGGTCAGGACGCCGTTTGCAGCAGGTTCGCCCCCGAGACGGAAGCAGCCGATGCTTGGGCAGTCCACCCATTCGCCAGCTGCGAGCGTAGCATTGATGAGGTTCTGGTACGTAGTGGCGTCGTTCGTGTCGTATGCAACTTCGGTCTGGCCCGCGCCATAGTCCAACCCGTTCTCCCACAGAGCGACAACGCCGCCAGCAGCGCCGTACCCGTGATATTGGTAAACTAGGTTCACCGGGTCGATAAGGATAGGTTCAAGATTAAGGACAGAGCCGATAAGAGTGGGCTTGTACCGCCCCTCCATTTCGGCAGTGCCTCCCAGAGTTCCCGTGCCATCATACGTGGCATTGAGGATTTCAACGTCTAGTAGGTACGAGTTGTCGATGAAAGACCAGCTAACCGTTCCTTCATCGGTGGACGGAGAAGATTGAACAACGCCCGTGTAAATCGGGGTCAGATCGCCCAACACAGAAGCAGTGTGGTCGCCTTTGTACACAGTGACGGGTGTTCCGTCCCACACATACGACGAGAATTCCTTAGAGAACAAATCTCCGTCTTTTACGGTGTCCGTGGCAGTGAGTGATTGGATGGCAACTGTGGCCTCGCCCGTGAAATCGCCCGCAAAAGCGTTGATGTCCAAATCAGGGCGGGTGATCAAGTACGGAAGCCACTCTCCGTTGCTATAATCTACGCCGCAAGCCCTGCGGGTGTTCTCAGAACAAATGCGGACAGAAACCGGGTTCCCCGTGTCGGGGTCAATCGGAGCAAGCTGTACCCAAAAGACGTCTTTAGAAAGCATTTAAGTTGAAATATCCACTAGCTGCGATAGCAGGAGCGCTTGGCTGAATACTCCCACCGTTACTGTATCCGTATTGCTCTAAGAGCCTTGCCAGATAGTCGTTTGTAACATCTAGAGCCGCCCCTGTCGAGGAGGTCTGGGCATCAATAGCGTCTACAATATTCTGAAGATTGGCCTCCTCCGCTTGAACGCTGTCGATCAGGCGATTGGTGCTATCCAACAAGCGCTGCTGATAGACTTGGAACTCAGGGGTGGAACCGTAAACTTCACGCGCCAGAGCTTGCAGGGCCTGTCCGGCTTCTGTAAACTCGTCTTGGTCTACATTGCCGCCCGCTGCAATCGTATCTTCAAGAGCAGCAAAATCAGCCTCAGCGATGGTCAACCGAGCAGTGGCCGACTTATAGGAAGCATCGCCGCCAATCAGGTCGTCCCGGAAGGAAATCAACGTGTCAAGCTGCGAGGAGATGACGTCCGACAATTCCTCTTGGAACAGCTGACCGAGTTGGGTCCACTCTTCGCTGGTCGCCCCTGCTTGTTTGAACAGGTCGATAAGATGTTCAAACTCGGAGCCGAGGTCGTCAAACGCCGCACCGATCGGGTCTGTTTGGGCCTTGAGACGAGAGAACACACCTTCAAAGTCCAGAGCGTTCTGCAACGCAGCTTCCAGATCATCACCAGCCCGAAGCAATTTGCCCGTGGAAGCGCGGAGGCCTTGGATAGCGCCTTGTTCAATAGCTTTGCGCACCGCGTAAGCAATAGCGCCGCTCTCATTGTCGCCGAAGTCTACAGCGCCCTTGCTGGTTTTCAGAGAGGTGCCGCTTGTGTTGACCCGGAAGTCGCCCTTGCGCTGACCAATCGTGACGTTGAAGCCGCCAACCGAGCCGCCGAAGGTATCAGCGATTTCGTTCAGGTAATCTTGTACGCCGCCCGCAAGGCCTATGGAAGCCTCACGACGAGAAGAGCTATTGCCAAACGTGTTAAGATCGTCAGACGTGCCGCCCGTGATTGTGGTAGCGCCGGATTTGGAACCCCCAAACAGACCGCCCAATAACGAACCAGCGATGGACCCAATAACCTGACCACCGGGAATAGGCAGAACGGAGCCGATTGCTCCGCCGATTGCGCCACCTGTGGTGGAAGTGTTGAGACCGAGAGCCTTACCGATGCCCGCAACTTGCGCGCCGAATTGAGCGCCGCCAAACGCCTTGCCGAGGACTTGTCCGAGGTCCCCGATTTCGAGGCCGACATCTTTAAACAGCTTGCCGATACTGTCAACAAACGGGCCAAACAACGTCTTGAGGTCATGGAATGTATCTTCCCACACGCCCTTGTACGCGTCAACAAAGTTTTCAAAGAATCCTTTAGGCAACTCGGCTTGTACGACGATAGGCTCTCCCTCGCCCTGCGTCGTAGCGCCAGCGCCGGGGATGGTCCATCCGCCCCGGATGATGTCGTCTGCTGTGAGGGGACCACTCCCCCTGCGGCCCCGTCCGGACCCGGACAGCGCGGCCTCCATCTCCTTACGGAACCGCTCCTGCAAAGGCTCAAACACCGTGGCGGCGATCAGGTTAGCGAACGTGTCCTTAGCCAAGTCAGCGATGGAGTTAAAAAAGTTCTTGAACGAGTCCTTGTTCAGGTCAAGTGCATCACGTACACTGTCGGTCAGGCTCTCAAACAGACGATCGCTGCTCTCTTGAATGAGAGACGAGATAGCCTTTTCTTGAGCGATACGCTCTTCGTTCAACGTGGTTAGAGTTTCGTTTTCCTCCACCAAATCCGCATAATCGCCGATCTGTCCAGTAAGAACATCACGTTGTTTTTGAAGCTCGCCTGTGCGGTCGCCCTCAGTTTGGATGATGTAGTCGATTGAAGCAATCTGCTCCCGGAGGGGTTCAGTCTCGCGACGGAATGCGGATACGACGCCGCTTTCCCCATCAATCGAAGCTTGGAGGTTTTCGTTTTCAATGGCCAGCTTGCTCATTTGCTCAGTCAGGCCGGGGAAGATATCGCGTGACAACTCGCCTGCTAGACGGTTGTAGCGATCTTGGTTGATAACGTTGAGAGCCAATGCCTTGTCTAGGTCGCCCAAACCACGGTTAAATTCTTGACGCGCATTCTCAGCATCGTAGAAGCGAGATTCCATTTGAGCAATCGCAGCGGACGCGCTCTCAATCGCTTGCTCCCGTTCACGAGCAGCCCTGCGTTCAGCAGCAATAGAGCCGCTGTTTGAACGACCACCACCGCCGCCACTGCTCGAACTTCCACCACCACCGGGGACTGTTGCAGTAGTAGCTTGCTCGAACTCGTATTTTTGCTTCTGAAACTCGCGGTAGGCGAGGTACTCAGCTTGACGAGCATCAGCTAGTATGTCGTTGGTGCGGTCCAATTCCATGCGATCAAAGCTGGCCGAAAGACGGAAGGCATCAGCGGATTTTGACTGCGAAGTGCCGGAGCGCCTAGCCGAAGCGCTGGAACGATCGTACTCAGACTGAGCAGCTGCTTGCGCGGTCTCAGCTTCGACCCGGAAGGCCTTGGCGACCTGAATGGCGGTCCACTGAGCCGTAAGGCCCATGCGGTATATGTCTTGAGTAAGAGCGCGGCTAGCGCCCGCCAGATTGCCCGCACCAGTAACACCAGCGTTCTGGCTCTTGGTGAGATTTTCTTGAGCGATACGCGCTGCGCGGGCTTGCTTGTAGTAAGTGCCAGCAGCGTTGGACGCGTCACCCATCTCGTTCGACAGAGCGGCGATGCGGTCCGTGGCGAAGTTGGCCTTGCGGTCCATCAACTCAAGTGCTGTAACGACCAGACCGATCGGCCCAGCAAACCGAAGAAGAGACGTGGCCCCGCGAAGGACGGAGGTGCCGAACGCTTGCATGCCAAGCTTGGAACCGCCCAAACCACGACCAAGAAACTGCATAGACCGATTGGCGGCGGTCATAGTCGTGACCATCTTGCCGAGCTTGAACACACCAGCAACTAGAACGATGTTACCCAGCGTGTCGATGTTGTCTGCAAGCGTGACGATGGCGGTGGCGATCTTGTCCGTGGCCCCGGTTGCGCTGTCAAATTCGCCGATGGCTTCAAGGATTTTGTTTTTCGCTACTGTAATAGAATCGCCGATGGTGAGCGGGATTTGTGCAAACTCTTCTGCCAAATCAGCAGTGATGTTCGCTCCGCCCAACGCCAAGACGAGTTCGTCAATACCGATTACGCCTTCTTTCGCTTTTTCACGAATGTTGCTCAGATTAATGCCTAGGTGGCCAAGCTCACTAGACAACGCGGCGGCAATCCGTGGACTGTTCTCCAAGACCGAGCGTAGTTCGTCACCCTGAATGCGGCCAGACGCGAAGGCCTGAGCCAACTGCTGTGTGGCCGCGCGGGCTTCACTAGCCGCAGCACCCGAGATTTTCATCGCCTTGGCGACGTTTTCCGTCACGATCAGTGCTTTTTGTTGGGTTACGCCATATTGCTCGCCAGCTTGAGCGAGTTTGACGAACAGCGAAGCGTTGGCCTGATACGAAGACCGGGTACGTTCACTGATGGAAAGCAACGAATCTTGACGAGCAGTCAATTCAGCCGTACTATCGGTGACGATTTGAAGACGAGCGGCAACCAGCTTGTAGGTGTCAGCCATCTCAATGATGCCCTGAACGCCGAAGCCACTAGCAAGGAACAAACCGAGGTTGCGAACGCGCACCATCGACGCAGCGAGACCCAAAAAGGACTTATCCGCGTTTCGTACTGTTCGCTCCACCCGGCCCGTTACGGCAGCTGCACGTTGAGCGCGGCGACTGTAGCCAAGCGAGGCGGTAGAAGCCTTGTTAGTCGCCCCGGCCAGACCTTTTTTAGCGCGGGTGGCGGATTTGGCAGACTTGGTGACGCGGGCAAGCGGAGCATTCAGCCCCTCGATGTTGCCACGAGCGCGCTTCATGTTCGCTGAGTTCAGCGCACGGCCTAAACCGAGAGTGTCAGTCCGAGCTTTGCGGGCAGCTTTTGAGTATTTGCCAAGGTCGTTCGTCAGAACCCGAATGCGACGGGACTGGTGATTGATGTCAGCGGTGTTTTTCTTGATCGCACGGCCAAGATTGCCGGAAGCAGTGGACGCCTCTTTGAGACGGGTACGAAGCTGGCCAATCTCCCGAGACAGGGATTTAACCCTAGTCTCGGCAGTTTTGGAATTAAACTTTACGGAAGCATCGTATGCCAATTACTTCTTGCCCTTTGGTGGTCTCTTCCCCCTAGGTCTATCAGGAGATGCCTGCGATTGCAAGTATATCCCGTCTAGAAGTTCTACGTAGTAGAGCAGGGCGTCGTAATCAGGGCCGACATATTGGTAACGAGTTGCGTAGGCGTCAATGGCTGTCCAAGGTATAGCCCCCGGCCCACCCATGTTCATCTGACGGCAAGTTGTCAGACGCTGGTAAGCTTCCCAGTAATGAATGCACACACTCCAAAGCTGAGGAGCGCTAGCAAGCAGACGGGCGGGGCCTTTCGTCTTGCCCCGCCGCGCCATTTTCCTCAGGCTGTTTAGGTGTTTGCCGTGCTTGAGGTTCCATTCGAGGTATTCTCTGAGTTTCCCTCCACACCTTCATCGGGAACGAAGAGGTCGCCATCCATGGCGTAGGAAATCACCGCAGCGCGCAGGTCTTTCCCAGTTTCAGGGTCGTTGAGAAGCTCGTAGGCCATCTCAGGTGAGAACGGGACGGTTTCGCCACTGTCGCTCACCATGCCTTCGCCGCGCCAGTCGATGACAACCGCTTGAGAAAGCAGACGCTTTGTCAGTTCGGTTTCCAACTCGTCGGGGAGGTCTTTGCCACGCATCGCCTTTTCATGCGGGCCGTAAATCCGGTCTTTGGCGCGCTCTACTGGTTTGGAGCGCATGCGGCGAATCCGCCATTCGATGTCTTGGGCCATTGGGACCCAAACACCCTCTTCTTCGATTTGTTCGAAAGACTTGTAGCTTTGCAGCCCGGCAATTTTCATAGGGAATTCCTTATGTTGGCCGGGCTGCTGCTATGTTGGCTTAGGCCCGGCTGATCTGCATCGAGGTTGATGACGATGCATCATAAGTCGCCTGATACTGCAGTGTCAACATGATGTCCTGATCAATACCGGGGGTAGGAACCTCGCCGCCAGTGAACTTCACGCGAGGCAAAGTGATGGCGTAGTTGTTCGTGCCGTCCGAGATTGTGGCGGTGATTGCCGGAGCGTCATCGTTCATGAACTGGTTGTAGTGGTCCAGCGTTTCGAAGTACGAAACGATCGAACCAGTAATGGCGCGACGACCATAACCAATACCACGTGCCTGACCGCCCGCAGAGGCCAACTTCCGCTGAATACGGTTGTTGTTGTCAAGCTCGATTGTAAGCGACGAGAAGTCAACGCCAGTTACGCCCGAAACAGCTGCTGCCGAAACGTCGATGCCGACCATCGGAGGAGCGTTTGCGGGAGTTTCAGCCGCTGCGTAACCCGAACCTGCAATAGCGCTGGTGGCAGTGGTGTGAGCCATGCCTGTAACGCCCATTGAACCCGTGATGATTTCCTCAGGCTCAATGGAGAGCGAGAAGGAGTTGAAATGCGAACCCGCAAATCGGAAATACGCATCCGTATCACCATCAAGGATACGTTCAAGAGTGAACGAAGGCTTGAGGTTGCTGGCCTTGAGGACGTCGGAGGACCACGTGCCACGCATTGCGGCGGCGATCAGGTCTTCAAGGTTGGGATCAGCGTGAAGTTCGAAGCTGATATCGCCAGACGTTGACAGAGCCGACTTGCGGACTTCGTTGACGTCTGAGTTCGAGTTCAGTTCGTTGCTGACAAGTGCTTCAAAATTGGCGACCAGAGTTTCACCGGTCATACGAATTGTTTTGAACGCTGGGGTGGCTGGGGTAGTTCCTGCCACCGTTTCAGCGACAAAATGCATGGTGCTATCGTTGCTGTCCACGAGATTTATCCTTCAAAGGTGTTGAGATTTCCAGTCACCGACTGTACGCTAGCCACTATAGTCCGAGAAGAACGGAATGTCAACCATTGCAGTTACCAATGTGTCCTCCTCATGTGGCCCCGAAGCGGAAGGCGTCTTACACCGTATGGCGTCTATCCTAACGGGTTTGTTGTTCGGGGCAAAAATTTCAGAAACGTCGTCCATAATGCGCAGAACCTCTGCAGCGCCAACGCCCGTTTTCCCCACGATTTGGACCATGACTGACCCAAAATTCCTCCGACTGGCCCCAACTGAGAAAGGCCCAGACGGCGCTCGTTTTACTCGAACACGGACAACGCGACCTTTGTTGTCAGGGTCGTTTTTCCTGCCAATTAGATCAACCGGAATGTCAGAGTAATCTGAGTTGTCCCACGCATCAAGGAAGTGCTTTTCGAGCTTTTGCTGGTCGTTGAAAAATCCGCTCATACTGCATCCCCATACTGTGCTTTAAAGGCTGATAGGCTGACACGTACCATACCACTGGGCGCTTGTTTAGAGGAACCCCTCTCCAACTCCTCGATGTAGTCTACACTGTTGTTAAGCCAAACGTCTTTAAAAACGGACTGACCACGGAGCGCAGAGAGACCCGCTAAGATGGTCGTGGACCCGTCGCGATCAGGGGGCCTGGGGGCAGTACTCCCCCGTCCACCCACCGACACGTGCCACCCGCCGCGCGCGTACCCGTCTCTAACAGGCGTAGCGTACACGATCATGCCGAACAGCTGAGATATCAGAAAGTTGCGACGGGCGCGGTATCCCTTCGTAAGGCGGGTTTCCGCCTTTTCACGTGTTTCCACGTTGAAGTTGATATCGAAACCACTCACAGCGAGACCACTTCTGCCGAAACTTTGTAGTATATCGGGTTGTTTGGCCCCACAGCCGTAACTTTATCCAAGAGAACGGTCCCGTGAGTGGGATTTACGATCTTGTCCCCAGTCTTGACTTTAGCAGACTTGGAGCGAACAATCAGCCACTTTCTGGACAGTATGTAGTCAGTGTCAAGGTTCTGTTCAAATCCACTAAGACTAGACGAAGTGGGGTCGAAAAACATGGCTTCAACGTCAAATTCATCAGGGTCGCTTTCACCATACTCCATGGTGTCTCTGTCGTAAGAACCTTCGCCACTTTCTCTACTAAGGGTCGCCTCCCACCCAAACTCGTCTAAAAGTTCAAGGAGAGTGTCGTCCATTTCCGCTTCGAAAGGTGTTTGGTTCATACGCGAGCTAGGCTAACTGTTGAGACGCCGGGTCCAATCTGGTTCAGCCCGGTAGTCAGGGGTTTGAGAATCATCTCCACTGGGTGGAAAGTCTTGCGGTATATATCGTTCGAGAAAGTCTGGCTTTTGGAGACGTCACCTGCGCGCTTTGTCTCTTGAATTGCCAAACGCTCTGTCTGAACGTCAACGAGGCTGGTGGTTACGGAAATCACGGCCAACTCGGCCACAGCTTCCTTTACTTGAATAGGGACGCCAGTTACTAGCGTGTTGCGAACGTACGCCTTACAAGCCGGAAAGGCGAGGCGCTGCGTTGATGTTGATGGCTCAAACGAGTTAAGGTACACGTTGTCGATGAATTGAGTGGCGCGGCGGACGTGAACTTCCTTGTCCGCATCGGAGAGGTTATCCCAACCAGCTTTACCATAGTTGGCGGCATAAGTATCAACAAAGGAGGTTTCGACGTAGGCGTCTGCGTCTTCAATCCCTGTTCCATCTTCGAGTGTGAGAGCCATTTATTCCTCGTATTTCCAAAATGGGAGAGGGGACGGATTGCGCCGCCCCCTGCTCGATTTCTTTATGCGTCTGCGCTGGCTTTGTCAGACGGGGCGGTGGTCTTTTCGGTTTTCTTTTCAGCAACCTTCAAACCATCGTCATGGGCCTTGCTGTCTTTCTGGAACTTGGCGTCAAGCCCCTTCTGCAACTCTGCGTCGGCCTTGTGGCGGGCATCACGCGCTGCCTTGACGTCCTTATGCATTCGCATCAACGTGTTCGGTCACGCGCTCGCGGAGCGTGTCTTCACCGATGTTCGAGGCATAATCGATGTCGTGCTTGTCGGCGTAAGCCTTGAGCGCATCAATGTCGGCGGTTGTGTGATCGAAATCATCGCCATCATCGTCGTCGTCATCTTCGTCCTCTGCCGCGACAGGTCCGGTGCCAGCTTCCTGATGATGCTGTTGGATTGCCAAACGGAGCGACTGCTCAGTTGCCTTGTTGTTGAACGTGAGGCCCAACTCGGTAGCTTCTGCCTTGAGTTCCGCAAGCGTCGCGTCCTCGTCGTCGTCGGCTTCTACGTCAAAGGCTGCTTCCTCGATATCGCTAAACGATGCGACCGGGACTTCAGCCTCCGAATAGGCTTTGCCAACTTTTCCAAGGCATGATGCGTCATCTCCACCGAAGAGAACGACCCCGAGTACACGGCTTTCCACGGTTGTGAAGCGCGTAGCATCTCGGAGGAGGACCGACGCGCGCGGGGATTTCTCCCGGATGGCGGCGGTTTTTTCTTTCAGGGACGCGGCGGTCTCCTGAGCTTCGACCTTCTCGCCGTCTTCATCCACGCTTTCAGCGAGAACGGCGGGGTCGTAATAGAACATGATGTTCTTCATTTAAAGTCTCCAATACGGGGTTGGGGGCCACCTCTCAGTGACCCCCGCGCCCTAGGGTTTAGGCAGTCTCGACGACAACGCCGCCAAGGTCCTTCACGTCCGCGTAGGACTGGTCCCAGTTCGTGGCCGTTCCAACCGCTGCATCTGCAGGGTTTTCACCGCCATTCGTGGTATCCCAGTCAAAGCCGAGGACGCCGAGGTTGTAGGCGTATTCACCTTGGATACGGATACCGAGGTTTTCCTTACCCGTAATGAGCTGGGTTGCCAGCATCATGTTTTCGGTGTCTTCGATTTCCACCGCGCCAGTGCCAAGGCCGAGCATCAGATAGGAATCAATGCCGCCAGCGACGCCATCAGTGACGACGAGCGATGGACTGTCAATCACGAGAACCGGACGGTTCAGAGTGACCGGGTTGGCAGTCGCCAGAACGAAACCGGTGGTGCCGTCAAGGTTGGCCGTGATCTGGTCGCCGACCAAATCGTAATACTGCTTCGAGTGCATCACCCAAATGCCGACCTTCTGAGCGGCGGCGTCGCCCATCTTCGCAAGACCCTTAACGAGGTCCGTAGAAGTGACTGTGCCGGTCGCGTCAGTCGCGCCGTTGTCGTAAACCAGCCCAGCGGCACCCGTTCCACGCAACGAAGTTGCAAGAGCGAGCAGAGCCGTGTTGACCATCTCGACCTGAACCGCTTTAGCAGTTTGCTGGCCGACAATCATGTCAAGCTCGTCAATACCGCTTTGCTGGTTCGAACCGGGAACGCTCACGGGCGAACCGATTTTGCGGAAGCTGTCGTAGCTCTGCGCGATCGGGCCGACCTTGCGGTTCAGCTTGACTTGGTTGAGGGTTGCCATATCGACGTTCTTGTCAGTCGCGTCCGCATTCGACGTGGGGTCCCGACGACCAACCAGACCGGAGATGTTTTGGAAGAAAGCTTCCTCAGCATAATCACCGCGCTTGGATTCGGAAGTCAAACGGATTGCGCCGCCCGACTGTTCGTTGAAAGCATTCGAGAACTGCGTGAGCATCTCGGTGTAACCCGTGTAGATGAACGGATTATCAATGTTGAAGTTTGTTTTGAGGCCCATAGCCATGACGTGTATTCTCCGGAAGTCGCCCTTACAGGGGCAGTTGGTTGTAGGCTTCTTGACCGTGTTCGTTGATGTAAGCCACTTTTTCGCGAGTTGTCATCTTTGAACGGTTAAGAGAACCGCTAGGTGACCCACCGGGTCCAGTTTTGTTGGGTGCACCGCCCCCAGATTGGTTGACCCCTTTAAAGGCCCCGGCGTATTCCGCGTTTCCGCGAAGTTCCAAGGCGAGGTCACGAAGTGTAGCCGGTTCGTTGCTCGAATTGAGCATCGGGTTACCCTCCGCATTCCGTACGACGAGGCCGAAATTGCCCTCGTCATCTTCTTGCACTGCGACCCTATCACGGATGGCTGGCATAAGCAAGGTGGGGTTCCCCTGAATGTCTTCTGCCGCAAGGATGGTCTTAGCTTGGTCGGACACGAGCATCTTTTCGATCTGCTTGGTCAGGCTGCTGATTTTGCTGTCTTTCGCGCTCAACTCAGTGGCGTGATTTTCAGTCATCTGCGCTTTGAGCGCATCGAAATCGCCCGCTTCCTTGAGGCGGTTCTCTTCGGCGGTGGCTTCCGCGTCGATCAGCGCCTGAATTTCTTCGGGGGTTTTGCCGAGATTGGCGTATTGCTGCATTTGAGCAAGCTGCGCCTTGGTGCGCTTGTGGTTGCTCTTTTCATGCGTGGCGGCGTTGCGCAGCCCATCGATGTTGTCGTACTTAAACGACCCGTCATCCTGCTTCACATAAAGCGGGCGGGCGCGTTCAGGAACGCCATCGAGATTTGCGACGCTCTCGGGGAAATCGAAAGCGCTTGGGGAAGGTGAGGGTGAAGGCGAGGGGGACGGCTCTGGGTCGCCGTGGCCGTCCGGTGCGCGCATGTAGCGGCCTGTCGCCCGCTCAGCGGCTGTCATGCGTAGGGGCAGTGCTGCTCCTGAGGACAAGAGGTGTGTACGCTTAGTCATAGTGGTCTCCTAGGTGGATGGTCTGTCGAGGTCTGGTAACTTAGAGGTCCGAAAACGGCTCGTCAAGTCTGGTCCGGCCCAATATCATCGCCATAGAAGTCGTCCGAAGGAGGGGTAGGCTCCTTGTCAGACTCGGCTGGGGTGTTTTCAGACTTGCTTCTGCTGAAAGGATTGCTCAGAGTGATTTTGGCCGCTTGAACAATGCGTGCTATCTGCTCAGCGCTCGGAGCAACCATGTAAAATGTGATCACCCACCACAACACCATCAAAATCCAGAACGCCGTGTTGCCAAGCTGTTCCTGATCTGTAAGCTTGTGCAATATAAAAGCCACAAACAGAAGAAGAACGCATGATAAGACGTAGCTGTAAATCCTACGCCATTTAAAATTGCTTTCTGGAAGGTTGGTCATTCCGGAATTTCCCTGCGGTTCTGCATAGGTTCAAACCCAGTTTGGTCCGACAGATGCCTTTCCAAATCAGTTATGCGGGCCTCTTGCGTTGTCATAAAGTTCGACCTGCCGTCAAGACGATTCTTGCTGTCTAACGACATTTGCAGCGCGGCATCTGCAACAGATGTTGTGTTGAAGAAAACGTACAACGCTGGCAGACCTATAACCAAAACATTAGACAACACAGTGGCGAAAAGCCACACTTTGAAGTTGGCTATAGCTAAGTCTATGTCCTGCTTGACTTCTCGTCGCAAAGAATCAAATTGGTTTTTTTCTTCTGAGTTCATTTTATCTGCCATTAAGCCAACGACCTTCTAATTTATTATTCTTGGTTAGTTTCGTCAACTTCCTCAACTTCAGTATTATCGGAACCGGGGTTATCCCCGTCCTCCGGGCGGCTGTTTTGTAACTGCTCTTTCATTTTGGCAAGCTGTGCTTCAAGCTCTGTAACTTCGGCCTCAGCATCGAACTTGTCGCTAAGCAATCCATATTCCTGCAAGCGAAGGAGGAAAGTCTCTTTGGTAAGGGTTCCTTCCTTGTATGCTTCGAGTAGGACCTTCAAGCTCTCAAGTGTTAGCATGGACTTGATAAACGACGTGTCAACGTTGACAGTGCCGCCCGCGTCCAGTCGGAGCCACTTAGCGTGAAAATAAAGTGCGGTAGCTAGCGCGTCCCGCATGCGATATGCCCATCGGATGATTGGCGCAACGGAATCTGACGCATCGACGTTCACTGCAGTGGCGGTTGCGTACATTCCCGGAGTTTCAAACGACAGTGCAAAGTTTCGAATGTGATCCTCAAGGTCTTTCAACTCAGTGCGACCAGCAGCGAGATGGATACCTTGGCTCTCGACCCAACGCATCGACGCCTTGGGGTCTTCGAAGACGTACGCTTGCATAGGCCCCATCCGGGCTTGCTCTTCAACCTTGGCACCAAAGATGCCGAGGACTGGCCACGAAGCGACGGACAACGCGCGCCGTTGGTCTGACCGGATTTGCAGGTGCTCAATGTTCATTTCTGCAAGGTCTTCGAGTGGCGGCAACGCCTCAAACGGCCCAACTTGTGCGAGGTTCAACGGAACAACTGGCACCATGCCTAGTGTGATGGGCCGGGTTTCAATGAGTTTGTATCCGGTGGCTTCGTTGGATTTGTCGTTCTCGTCCCGCTCGTATACGGTGATTTGATCAGGCTCGTACACGTAAACGCGGAACTTGTATTCATAACCGAACCTGCCCGAGCGCACCTTTTCCCAAGCCCAGTAACGGAACATGGTAATAGTGTAGACTTCGCCCGATTTTTCGTAATCGACGCCAAGCACACGATGTTGGGGAATGTTGACCCAATAAGGGCGGACACCAAGCTCCTTTTCCTGCTGAATTGTCAGGTTGCCAGCGTCCGGAACAGTATGGTAATCCACCAGCAGCCAAGCGATGCCTTCGTCCAGCGCATCGTTGAAGAACTGCTCCGCCACGATTGTCCAGTCGTTGCCGTTGAGGTCCATATCGTCGGAGTGTTCCACGATTTGTGAAGGCACGTCCTTGTTGAAAGCGGGTGGCTTGGAAAACACCTTGCCGAGGATGCTTGACGCAGCCTTGGAGTAGAAGTTGCGGAACGACTTGAGCTTCAAGCGGTTCTTATAGTCCGTATCGTTCTCGTTTTCATAACGAGGAATATAATGCGGCAGTTTTTCGTGGATGTTTTGAGTTCCAAGACGCAAATCGCGACAGGTCTGAGACCGCTGGCGCATGCGTAGGCACTCTTCATTTTCAAAGCCGGGGCTGTTGGGGTCACCCAGTCCGAGGCTCGATGGCTTTGACATGAATGTCATCGTCCATGGCGCTTCTTCGGTGGTTCCTGTCATCACAAATCCTTGGGGTTTAGGTAATCACCGAATACCGTTTAAGCTCTAGTCTGGACCATAGCACGGCCCGCCTCCTCTGACAAGTGGGTAATCAACCAAACAAAAGCGTCCATCCTGTCGGGCGATTTTTGGTTTAGAGAGGGGTCCCACTTGGTGCACTGATTTTCGAGTTCCGAAAAATGGCCACACATGTGAATACGCCCTTGCTCTAGGAGCGTTGCCACTGGCTCTGCCCGGATGGATTTACCCCGAGTTGCGGAAACCATCTTAACCGGAATTTTGTCGTCTACTTTATGGATGTTTCCTTTGACGAGCGCCCCACCGTTGTTCACCTCAGCCACGATGTCGTCTGCTTGGTGCAAGTAATACGCCCGCGCAGCCTTTCGGCCCCATTCGTCGGGTTTGGTTGGGTTGAAACTCGCATCTGCCGTAACGTAGAAGTGATCGATGCCGCCTATTTTCTTTTTGCCGCCAATGATAATGCCAGCCTCGTCCGAGTTAATGTCCTCTTTGACTTGGGGGTCCAATGCCACAGAGACTTTCTCCATGTCTGACGGTGCTTCCGTGAGGCGGGATTGATCGAACCATGCGCCTTGGAACAGAGCGTTTGGATTGTCTTCTAGGATTTCGCCCTCTAGCTCTTGGCGACCCAGCCGCGTTCCTTCATAAGCCGTGATAACCTTTTTGAAGAAAGGCGCAGCAAGGTTGGACCTATTCTCGTACGTGGACCCGGTGGTCAAGTGCGTTGATTCATCTTTCGCAATCTCTCGAACTAGATCAAATGGCCGTGGAGTGGTCGTAATGACACCCTGCGGCTCGGACCCTAGCCGGAAGCCAAACAGGAGGTTGTCCCACGTGTCTTGCATGTTGTTACCCCATGCGGCGATTTCGTCGGCCCAAAACGCCCCGCACTGTGGCCCCCGCAAGCGGTCTGGTTCCTCGGCTGAGAACATTTGGGCTATAACGCCGTTTGGCCATACTATCCGCTTTTTGGATGGCTGGAACTCTGGCTTGAACCATGGGGAGCTTACGCGAAGCAATCCGCTCTCTCCCTCTACCATAACGTTCCGAACGTCCCCGTTTGTTGGCCCTACGAGGTTGATGTACTCTACGGTTCCTGCCTCTGCAAGGCTTCGAACCCACTCGGCCCCGATGCGCGTCTTGCCAAACCCCCGGCCAGCTAGAACTAACCAGTAAACCCAATCACCGAGCGGCGGCAATTGCTTCTGACGTGCCCAAAACTCCCACTTGTACTTGAGGGCAAGCATCTCCTGCGCGGGTAGACTTTCAAGGAATTCTTGAACCTGCTCTTCAGATAGCTCTTCCGAGAGAGTGTGTATGTTCAGGTCTGCGAGGTTCATGCTTCCTGCTGCTCTTGGTCTATTGTGACGCCATGCTCAATTCGACGTTGCTCTTGGTTCTTTTTGACAACCTCCATCATCTTGAACAGAGCGGTTTCTGCCGCAGCATCGGCGCGTCGTTGTTCCGCTGTCTCTTCGCTCTCCGCCAGTCCGGTTTGCTTGGCGAGGAAATCCAGCGACTTAAATTTGTCGTGGAACTCGATCTGCATGCCAAACTGCCCCGCTTTTACAGATTTAACGGCGGTGCGGGCGTGTTCGGGCCACAGGTGCGACGGGAGGAGCGTATTCCCTAAATGGTCGAATAGCATCACGTCAGTCAAGTCCGTGAAGGCGATGTCGGCAATTTTCTGGTTGACATGCTCGGCGCTGATTTCCAACTTCTTCATCAAAGCTTCTGCGTGTGCCTTGATTGCGTCTTGCACCACAGTTGAAGCAAGATAACGGCTCGCCATGCGTTTCAACTTCGCGCGATCGTCAATATCGTAACCGAGACGCGCCATAGCGGAAACCTCGTTTCGATCAATCATGTAAGACCGAACGAACAGTTGCTCTTCAAGTGTGAGGTCATGCCCAAGGTCATCAGTAGCCCAAATCTCTTGAGCTAGATACCTGCCTCGTTGGCGAGGAGGAATGTCTAAATCCGTTGGAGGGGGAGCGTCTTGGTTTTCTTGTTCGGTCATTGTTATAAAATACCACTACTATGCAGCGCCCGTCAAGTAGACCCTAGGTAAACTACACGAAAGTCCTGCGGGCCGATGTAAACGTTGTCAATGTCGTCTGCCCCCACGTAAATGGCGGGGTCGGCGGGTGCGCCAGCTGGTTCTAGCGTATCGATGTTGATACCCCAAAAACTCGACCAACCGTTAAAGGCTGCGATAGTTCCCCCCTCGCCTCCGTTTATTTTCCCAGCGGTCACGCCGATTGTGTCATTTAAGGCAGTGCTTAAGAACCCGATGTTGTTAGAACCCCAACCGTACGTATCGGTGGTTGATTGATTTCCTCTGCCATAGTCTCCCGCCACGGAGTAGGTTTGTTCTGTAGAATTAATCTTGAACAACGAGTAGGCTGTAGCTCTGGCCGCGCTAGACGTGGTGTACCCGCCAGCCACGTTGGCCCCCAGTAAGTAATTCCCGGCTTTGTTAGTTCTTACTTGATTTGAAGAGGCGGCAGTAAAACTCGCCGCGTCCATTATGTCAACAGCGTTAACAATATCCATGTCCACTCTGGTGCCAGCCGAGCTTAGGGATTGTTGAGAATTACTACGTCCCTTAAAAACTTCGGTTTCGTCGTGGAGTTCCAAAACAAGCATAGCATGGAGCGGGTCAGAACCAGTAACCGCTACGGTTACGTCCGCCCCGTCCGCTGGAAACGGCGTTACTTGATACCCACAAAAACACGACTGTTTAACCTCTACTTCGTCCTCTCCAGTTTCATACAGAGTGCTAAACATTTCTCCTATGTTGTTGTTGCTGTTATTTCTGCAGTAGCTGTAACCTTTACTGGAATCATCAAAAGAGCCGTCTATTTCAAACCCGTGCCACCTTTGCGTACGGGTGGTGTGAACGTTATCCCACGCTTGCCCGCCGAGAAGCATGTACTTCTTGTTGACGCCTTTTAACAAGACGGTATTCGAATCCAGTTGTATCTGAGCGGTGTCGCTTTCAGTTGTCGCTGACCATCCCACTACATCGGTGGGAGTTGTGCTGCCCGGAATTGCGGTTGAAACAGAAGAATACATCCCAATGTTTGCATAGTGGAAGGGAGTAATTTGAGCTTGCGCCCTGACAACTCTTCCGGTGGGAGTATCAGTATCTCTCTTCCATTGGAATTGTATTTCTGCCCCGGCGCTTGGGTTGTGAATGAAACACCACACTCTGACAAAAGCACGGTCTTCGGAATTGTCTCTGTTGTACCCCGATGCTCTGGCGCTTACAAAATCCCCGGTGCCAGACGTGAGGGAGAACTGTCCAACTACGTTATGACGACCATTGCTGGTGTCCTCAAACTCAAACCCGGCTTCCAATAAATAGCCGTTAGCCAACCCGGAAGAAGGCAGGGTAAATGTGGAAGTCGCGGAGTCAACAGAATACGCAGAGCTATCGTTTCTTGCCTCAGTTGGAAACATTTCCGCAGGGGCAGAATACGAGGTTGTGGGGATGATCGCAATGTCATCCCCAGTAAACTCTGCTAGAAGGGCTACCATTAGCCCGTGATCACGACCCGGAAGCCGTTACTTGCTGGCGCAGTCGCGAAAGCAATTGTGACCCGGTTGGTGCTTGGTCGAGTTTCATCGGCAATAACAGTGTCGTAATTTCCACTGTTGCGGTATACCGTGACTTGGACGTCGCGTGTTCCGAAATTGTGGTCGATGTTGAAGCTCGTTGCTGAGCCGTCACCGATGGTTTGCGACATTTTGAGCTTGCGACCAGACCAGTTGGCCAACTTGTTCGGCGTAAGAGCGCGAGCATCGTCCGACCCGGCGTCTGTTTCCGCTTGCGTGGCGATTTCGATGGTGCCGGATGTGGTTTCACTGGATTGGGGAGCCGCCGCGCCGAAAGTGGACCATGAAACGTTGTCCGCGCCAACAGTGCCATTAACTTCGGTTTGGCGGAAGGTTGTCCCAGCGCTTGTCCCCTCTTCAACAGTGACCACAGCCTGTTCAAGTTCATCGAACACATCAGCGTCAGCCGAACGAGTAAGAGGGTTTGCCGAGCCATTGAAAACGTAAACCCCGTTTTCCGTAGCATCGGACTGGTCTTTCACCAAAACGCGGTCATTGTTTGACATGGTGACGCCATCAATAGTGGCACCGGGACCCGAAAGGGTAAGGTTAGTCGTCGTAGCGACGCGAACCGAGTCTTTCCAAGCCGTGGGTTGCACTGCGCCGTCAACGTAAGCCTTCGTTGCCGCATCCTGATTGCTAATTGGGTCAGGAACGTTAACTGGACGAGCGTTGTTTTCGAAATCAAGATCGATTAATTGTGGCCGAGCCATTGTGTAGTCCTTTACAGAAGAATTGCCGTACCAACGTAGGGTTGGTCAAACGTTATTGTTAGCTGATTCTCCGAGTTGTGCAGGACCCCTGCATCTACCTCGATTCCGCCCGGAGACAAAACGGAAACGCTTGCTGGGCGTCGGCCCAAATTATGGTTGATAACCCAAATACTGGAAGAGACTTGCTGGTCGTGTTCATACCTGCCGATTTCACTGCCTGAAAGCCCTCTGGCACCGACTTCCTGAATTACGACCTCTGCGCCGCTCTCCTCCGAAATTGATACAGAAGTTCCTGAGTTAACATCGGTGATGACAACCGTTGTTTCTTCGGTGGTTATCGAAACACTACTGGTCATTGCACTTCAATTACTAAGGTGCGCAGGGGACGATGCTCGCCAGTGGCCAGAATGTACTTGATGCGGAGGTTGTGTTCTCCCACGGACAAGTTCTTTGTGCCCTCCGCGTCGTTGTCAACCAACTCCGCAACGCCATTGGGGCCATCTGTAACCTGAATTGTGGGGTCAAACCCCTCGGACATATCGTTCTGAAGAACTTCCCATGTCGCCCCCGTGATGTCCATAGGAACCAGAGGGTCATTGACACTGGCTCTCGGTTCGTTCACAACTAGACGCCACTTCACTGTGCCGCCGCGCCTGATGATGAAATCTGCCAAAGTACCAGCCTTTTTATGAATTTGGTACACGCACCCTAGCACCGAAAAGTGCCTAAGTCAAGATCACTGCTTCGATAAACTTACTATAACGCGAAGTTATATTTATATTCCCGATTATGCCCGGATGCTCTGTCGCTTGGGGGCTGCTTCGCGATACCCCCGGTTTTTGGGGGTGTACCCCCACTGCGCAACAGGGTTGCGTTGCCCCCCATTCACCGCGTAACAGCGTTGCGTCGACCCCAAGGCAAGACGTAACAGCGTTGCGTTCCCGCGTAACAGAGGCAGTGCCGCGACGTAACGGACACAGTGCCACGACGTAACAGCGTTGCGTCGACCCCAAGCAACGACGCAACAGCGTTGCGCAAAGGCCAAGCACCGAAGCAACGGAGGCAAAGAACGCCGAAAGCAGGGGGTAAGCAACCCCAAGCGGCGGGGTAAGCAAGGCAAAGAACGACGAAAGCGCAGCGACGAGCGGGGCAAAGAAGAGTTCGACCACACGAGCAAACGACGCAACAGCGTTGCGTGGGAGCCAAAGTTGCGTGGGAGAACAACGAAGGCAAAGCAACGACGCAACAGCGTTGCGCAAGGGGCAAGCGCAAACGCAACAGCGTTGCGCAAGGGGCAAGCGCAAACGCAACAGCGTTGCACGCGTTCGCGGATGGGGGCCGCTTGGCCTTTCTTTGCTTCGTTCTTTCGCGCGCTTTGCTGCGTTGCTTGGTTCGCTTGCGTCGCTTCTCTACGTTGCTTGGGTCGCTTGGCTCTGCGTCTTTGCCTCCGCCAGCCGAAAAGACGGAAACAAGCAGAGAAAAAGAAGAAAAACGAACACAAAAGCGCCCGCAAAACCGAAGCCAAGCGGGCGCAGGGGGAGGGGGATCAGAACCGGGAAACGGAAGAAGGGAGGGGGACGGGAAGCGAGACCTCGAACCAACACCGAAAGAGAGGGCCAGAGCCGAACACCAAACGAAAAGCGAGGAGACGGACACGGAGAGAACCCGGAGAGCCGAGCCAGTCCACGGACACGGACGGGCGGGGAAGACCGCAAGACCGGAGCGCAGCGAAGAAAGCGGACCAAGAACCCCGACCATCGACGGGGGAAAGACCGGAGCGAGAAAGGGACCAAAAACGAACCATGTGAAATCTCCTGTGTTGATCCCCCCTTTTACCACAAGCTGGTGGGGTTGTCAACCCTTCTCGTGCGGTTCGTTGCGACGGGCGGGGCCGGAACCCCGCGCCGGGGAGGTCAGGCGGCGAGGACATCCGCTGTGGCGTGGGCCAGCTTGTGCAGGGTCGCCCAGCTGCACCCGGTCTCGTCCTTGTCGGTCAGCAGCAGGTCCACGGCCTCCTGCTCGTCGGCGCTGAGGGTTCGGCTGTGCGCCGCTGCGGCGGCGGCGTCGTCCACGGCGAGGGCTTCTGCGCCCCCGAACCCGGCAGCGTAGGCCCGGAGGGCGGTGGCGAGGTTGGCGCGGGTGGTGTCGGTGTTGGTGGTCACGGTGTCGTCTCCTGTGTTGTGTCCCCTTGTACCACGGGGAGCGGGCGTTGTCAACCCCCCGCGTGCGGTTCGTCGCACGGGTCGAACGGTTCGTCGTTGCGACGAGCGGAGGGGGGCCGGACCGTACGAAATGTGTTACTGTTGCAACACGGTAACACGCGGTTGGCACGGTTCTTGCAACGCGCGGGCGCTCGCGCGCGCCGAACAGAAGCCGACACGACGAGCCGCACGGGCTTGCGACGAGCCGTGCTTCCGTTGCGACGAGTTGCACGGGAAGGGTTGACAGGGCCAATCCGGCGTGGTAAAAAGGGACATCGGCAGCAAGGGGGCCACACGGGCCACCCAGCCGACACACAGGAGAAGACAGATGACGAACACCACAGACACACAAGCCACCAAGCTGACCCTCAACAAGGCGCAGGACACCGTGACCATCAAGGCAGGTCGCAAGAACATCGGCAAGGTCGAGGTCCCAGCGGGCCTGACCCAAGCCCAAATCGAGGGGACCCTCGCCGCAATCGACCTCGCGACGGTCACCGAACAGACGATCGCCGACGCGCTGGCCGCGATGCTCGAACGCAAGGGCAGCGTCATCCCCGACGACTACCGCCACCAGTACGGCGTGGACCAGAACTGCGGCGACAAGATCGCGGCGGACCTCAAGGCCAAGACCACAGACGGCAAGGGCAAGGCCGACATGGCCGCAGTCGAGAAGGTCGCGGGTCAGAACGGACTGGGCGACAAGTACGACCAGTGGGTCAGTCGCGGCCTCAACAACGGCATGGTCCGGATGAACCTCGGCAACATGCTCCGCGCCAAGGCTCGCAAGGGCGAAGAGGTCACCATCTAAGGACAGGTGCGCCCCTGAGGGGCTGGGCTTCGGCTCGGCCCCGACGATGGCGAACTTGCCACACACAGGAGAAGACGAATGCCGAACATCTACCTCACCACCGCGATGCAGCACCACGAAGCAGAAGCCTTCCGGGAAGACGTCCGGGCGATCACTCAAGACAGCAGCGACTTCGACCTGTTCGGACCGGACGCAACCCGCGCCTACTCGAACTGGGAAGCTGAGGAGACCACGACCGAACTGGAGAACGCCAAGCAGGTATTCAAGAACGACTGGTCAAGCGACGCAGCAGAAGGCGACGAAGACGCGGTGGAGATGCTGAGCAACATCGAGCATGGACACTGGAAGAACAGCGGCTGGACAGACCGCACCCCACACTTCGGCAGAACCCAGACATGGACGCTGACCTCACTTGAGGGCGAACTCCTTGGCTACCTCTACGTTCGCGAGATGCCGCTTCTCTGAGACGACTTGACAAACGCAGCCCGACGCGTTAAGGTCGGGCACCAACACACAGGAGACACAGACATGGGTTACCTCGAAGTACAGCTGAGAACCGCACCGCGCCATGAACCCCAGCGACCTGCACCGCACCCGCCTTTGGTTCGCCTTGGCGGCGCTGCTCGAACACGACGACACCGACTGCGCAGAGACTTCGCGCCAAATCTTCGAAGCTTTGGGGGAACCCTCATGAACACGACCTACGCAAGACCGACCCGCTACGACATCGAGGCTATTCGGGCAGTCGAACACATCCTCGAAGAAAGCGGAGCGCCAGCCTTAGACGGCGATCTCGAAGCGATGGGGATTGGCGAACAAGCTCTGGCAAGCTGCGACCAGCGCGGCTGGCTCACGAAGATCGGCGGCGAGTTCCACCTAACCGAAGCGGGCCGCAAGACGGCAGAACACTGGGGGCGGTGATGGACTGGGAAGCCAAGGCGCGGCGACACGCACAGACCGCAGCACCAGTTCTGGCCCTCGGCGCGGCTGGGGTCCTGCACGGTGAGTGGTGGTCCATCCCCCTAGTCTTAGGACTGGCCGCAGCCCTCCGCTAGAGGACTAGTGCCCCCGATACAGACCGCAGGCCTCGCTACCTACACAGGGCGGCGGGGCCTCGTCCTATAGGGGTAGTGGTCTCTCGACCCTAGTCGCGTGGCAGAACAATTCGCCCGTGCGCGGACCCGCGAAACCGCGCCGCTCGACCTTCACACAGGCAGAAGGGAGCGACGCGGCACGGGGGAGAGGTGGTTAGCCTCCCAGTTCGGGGCGACGATGCGCCCACGAATCCCAGCGAATTTTGTCAAAAGAGGCATCCGGGTAGTGTTCGGCCCAGAGACGCCGCTGTTCGCGCTGCAGTTCGTACGAATCCCCAGTGCCCGCAGTTAGCTGGCGCTGAATTTCGACGATACGGTTCGCAACGTTTGTCATAGTGGCTACGTTAAAGCACGGTCTTGGCGTTGTGTCAAGGTGACACGGAGAACAATTCTCACATGCACCGAGGTGAGGAAGCATTCTGCCACGCTGCGACGCAGCTGAGAATAGGCCATTAATTCTAATGAACCTGAGACCCGGCGACTAATCGAGGTATTCTGGTGCGCGTCGAAGACGTGGAGTTCAATCGAGGCTAATATTCTATGACGCGGCGAAGCCGCAGACTGGTGGCCCAATACAGGCCCGTGGCTCCTGACTGCATTACCCCTAAACTCTAGTGTTATAACACAGTAGTACACTACCTCTCAATGGACCGCGACCCCCTTCCCTACATCGGTCCATGGTCCGGTCCACTACATCGGTCCATGCCACGAGGCCCCGAGAGACGCGGGATGCGGGCCTCCGTGGACCGCTGGACCGCCTCGCGACCATAGCTCTCCGGGACACGCCCCACCCTAAGACCCAATACTGCTCCCCCCCGTTTTCAGCCTTTTTCCCCCTCTCTACACTTTATGTGTAGGGCGGTCCAGCGGTCCAGACTGGGCAACCGATCGCGGAGAGACGCGGCCTCAGGACATGGACCGATGTAGTGGACCAGAGGAGGACCGGACTGAGAGCACTACTCCTCTTCTTACATCGCACCGTCAGAGCACTATTCCCCGCCGACCCTACTTGATGTTTACATCGCCAGACAGTTGCACTTCGAAGTCCGCACGTGTTACTGATGTACCACAGTAAACCGACATAACACACCTCCGAGTTGCAGTCAGAATAGCCCTAGTGTAGTTGGGTCCCAGCGTCGCTGCGTCTAATGGTCGAATAGTCACGGGGTCTTTGCCGTCGCTGTGTCCTAACATCAATTCTCCGTTATATCTTGACCGCACTATTGCTCCATGGTAAAAAGAGGGTACACACAGGAGACGATTGATGACAGGAACTAATCACCCCCGATACTACCCGGTCCTTGACAACGAGGTAGGGCGTCTATGGACTATTGCGGAGAAGGGCCTACACCCAGTGTATTCCTCTTTCAATGAATTCCTGTATGACTTCTGGCCTGATTTTGCGTGGTGCGGTGGCGAGGCGCAGTTGCAGCAGCTGAATGACCTCCTCGGCAGCGAAGAATGGTTGAATGCCGCTAAGGTCGTGAAAGATCGCCGGGGTTACGATTTCAAGGCGGAAATTGAGGCGGCTAAGGCCGAGATTGAAGCCGAATTGAAGGAGGCAGCGTAATGTTCACCCCGTATGTAAGGGACGTTCGCCGAGTTGGCCGGACTGTGTACGCCAACGTGCAGCACGGGCGGATTTCAGCCGAAACTCATAAGGCGCGGGGTTACCGCTCATTGGCAGCGCTGATCAAGGGAAAATATCCTCGATTGAACCATATAATGAACCCCACCACCAATGAAATCGAGGGCACGGAGTGCCTCTCATTGGCAGAATGCTTGGAGGCAGCAGCGTTGTAATGGAAAAGCCTAGAATCAAACGGGCCTATGCCAAATGGTGGAGAGGTGCAGTCAGCCGCCACGCGTCCACTGTTTGGGCCATAGGGAAAGTCGACCCAGAACAAGTTTACCACGACTACTCGGCTGGGACTGAGTTCGGGCGGAGGGCATTTGCATTCGCAACCGAGAAAGACCTAGGGGTGGCACTATCCCAACCCCAGTTCGACCTGAAACAATGCGAGGAACCGATAGCATGACGAAACCAAACCTAATAGCAGAAGAGTGGGAGGGGTTCAAAAGAGCAACCCTCGACCCACGAGCCAGCGACGCTCAAGTGCGGGATATGCGCAGATCATTCTACGGCGGCGCTTTGTCCTTACTCACCAGCGTAATGGGTATACTCGACCCAGAATCTGAGGTGACAGACAACGATGTGGCCCAAATGGAAGCCATCAGCAAAGAACTCGATACATTCGCCAAACGGGTCGTGGAAGGAAAAGAATGACCGATTTCGTACCAAACGCGCTAGGCCGCAAACTCATGGAAGGGCATATTAATACCGTCGCTGAGGCGCACGACGATTTGGCCAAGCTTCGCGGGGACCCACCACACAACCATGGCGGGAACATTTGCCAAGGAGACGGTATATACAGCGCGTCGCTGAACCGCAAGTGGGCTATGTCCATTTCTGACCTCGAAGAACGATCAGGGTATAAGGAACGCTCCTCCCCCGGTTCGATGGCCTACGTCATCATTAGCAACGACTACCCAGCAGCTGTCCTTTCCAGCGAAGAGGCAGCGGACAGATTCGTTGACAAGTTGCGGCAAGAATACAAAGACGCTGGCCTCACGTCGCGGGTACACTGGCGCTCGTATGAGTTCAAAATCGGCGACACCTCAGCAGCACTTGCCTTCCACAAGAACACCCTCGACATGGCCAAGTCTCAGGCCCGACCAATAAGGATAGGATAATGGCCAAAAAGCCGTACACCAAACCCACCCTGCGGCGCATACCCCCGGAAGAGGCAGAGAGGCTAAAGAGGGCCACTTACGCAGCCGCCTACGGCGCGGGGGACGTTAGGCAGGGGGCTATACTAGGGCAGTACCCCCCGCCAGACCTCACAGGGTCAAAGGTGAAGAAATGATAAGAATCCCTGACAATTCGTATGGCGCTCCGTGTCCGAATTGTGGCGCTAGGCCTGATATAGACTGTGGCCACAGGAAAGTTGACCCAACGTACAGTCAGCCGCCAGAATACCCGGAAGACGAGGTAGACAACTTCATCACACGAAGCTACTTCGGAAACCGGGGCCGGAAGCTGGCACCGCCCCCACCACGAATGACGCCAGAGGAGCAAGCAATAGAAAGGGCGATACAGGCCGCATTATGAACGAGTACAGAAGAGTGTTCCTGTTGATACCTAGGAAAGTGTACTCCCACCGTAGGCGCAGAAATGTGTGGAGGTGGGGATTCGTCAAAAAGCACCCGGATTACAGGCTCACGGAGAAGTAGGGCTTGACAGGGTGCCCGTTTTGGGTTATAATAGAGATGTAAGCACAGGAGATTACCACGATGCCAGACGTACTGGTTCAAAATAAAGACCTCGCAGCCCGCCTTTTCATGGCGATGCGCTCGCGGATGTCTATCCTTGAGGCCCAACAACTCCACCGGGATTTGGGCACCGACGCCAAGGGGTTTACACTTACCGGGCCTGATGACAGCATGCACTGCGTTTGGGAGGACGTTCGACTAGGAACGTTTGCCGCCGCCACGTCTCTGGAATTCAAGGGCCACTTCCGAGCGACAGATTTTGTCTATATCTCGGACCTTTACGTCACTGAAATTCTGCCAGAAAACCACGTGACTGTTACCAACACAATCGCTCTGGCGGAAGCTGAGGAAGAATAATGAAAGAGATGACACTAGTAGGGATAGGACTTCTACTGATGGAGCATAATTACCACGTGTTCCCGATTTTCCTATTCGTCCTAGCATTCATCCGGTTTGTTATGAGGATATTCGATGACTGAGAACGTTGAAACAAAACGAGTTCGTGGCGTGGAATTAATTATAGACCACGGCCACGTAGGACACATTCTGGCAGAGCGCAATCGCGTTGGCGTCGCCGGGCTGTTTGACGCTAGGCAACGCATCAAAGACAGGAAGAAGATTTTCGCATGAAGAACACATGGCCATGGCTCCTAGGGGGCATCGCAATACTGTATGCTTGCGGCGGGATGGAACCCGACGATGGGGCGATGGAACACGAGATTGTTTCTGCTCAGGTTGAGGCCCAACCATCGCATGACCCCGAAGTGGTCAAAGTGGTAGGACGCCGCGCAGTTTCAGAGCGTCTCCGCGAACCCGGCAGCGCTGAGTTCCGCAACGAGACCGTCAACGGTGCCAACACTTGCGGCGAAGTCAAAGGGCGTAACGGTTTTGGCGGGATGGGCAACTGGGAGCAGTACGCCGCTAACGCGCCCGCAGAAATAGCATTCCTCGAAAGCGACGTTTCCACGCACGAGGAGTGGGTCGAAGTGTGGAATGAGGTCTGCATACGATGACACTACCCCCTGAAAAGATTGGCGATAAAGGTCAACCCTACGTCCTGCAGGTGGAGGGATACCCAAACGACGGATGGAACGACTGCGTTTATGGCAGTTCTGAGGACAGGCTGAAAGAGGCGGGGTCGGCATTTCTGACAGCGCCCGGAGCAACCCGAGCTAGAATAACCGAACGTTTTTCGTCTTCGGCCATCCACCACTACATCAAGTAAAGGAACACGTCGCCGTGCTACAGTCAAATCTACTCCCAAGTACCCAGTCCCGCCGAACCAACTACCTCGGCCAACCCGTCATGCTCCGCTTGTGTCGTTGCCAGTCAGGCCCGCCACAACGTAAGGTATACTACAGCAAGAGTGCTACACGATGAAGTCAACCAGCGGCAAAGGGGGCCTAGGTCTCGCCATGGGCATCAAGGCCTCCGGGATGACACGGGGACAGGTGCGTAAGCGTCTTGCGACCAAGCTAGGCAACAAGCGGCCAGCGGACCCCAACGCGGACCAAAGCGCCGTGGTGGACGGAGCCTTGATGACCGAAATCGAGAATGAGCTTAAAAAGGGATGAATCAAGACGAGGCATGGGATGGGCTGCACCCACTTTTAAAGGCGTACGCTCATTCCGTGGACCTCGCGGTTGGCCCAGCTGTCTTCTCGGTGATTTATACGAAGAACTGGACAATTTACCAAGGAATCAAGTTCCTCAATCAGGTGGCCCGGAAGCAATATACCCTATTCTATTCCCGGCGCGGCTTCGAAGACCCACAGTACCACGTTGACAAAATAGCCCCCGAAGTAGACCCTGTTGTTTGGGTCGAGGAAAATTCTCAGTAGCATCTTGACCGGGGGCGCAGCCTGTAGTAAAAAACAAGGGACATCGGGGCCGCTACAGTAGTGCGCACGGCGGGGTTGCTACGCCCTTTACCCGGTATCAAGGCACGTTGTGAATGTGAGGCCCCCAAGGCTCAGGGGTTACATACGGCGCAGCGGCTAGGGGTATAGAGCCAACCCCCATGAGTTTACGGCAGCGACCCGAACGGTTATGAGGAGGGTCGATTGTCACACTGTTCAGGTCCTCTTAAGGTTCAGCCTGATCAGTTTACCGAGCAGCCGTTGCTCTCTGGTGTCTTAACGGGTTAGCGCCCACCAAGCCCAGCGAAAAAGACGGAACTAGGGACCGAGTTAAAACAGACAGGCGACGCTAATCGCCTTGGAAACCTCGGTCCCGAAAGTGCCCACTTTTCTCCGATACAGCTTGACACCCGGCCCGCCCTGTGGTAACTTATTTTTATCAGACCAAGAGGTTTGACAATAGGAGACCATCATGAAGATGATACGTGGAATGGGGCTGGCGATCATGGCCCTTGCAATGTCGGTGGCAGTGCCCTCCGTGGCGGCGTCACCGCCTGAATATGACGACCCGGTGTATGTTGAACAGATCGGCGAAGTGGCAGTTATGCCGCAAAATGTCGAGCCAGTTCAAATCGAAGCAACCACGCGATTGTGCGGCTTCGAAGCATCGGCAGAACTTCTCCCCGCCGTTCTTCTGAACGTCGTGCCCTTCCGCCTCCACGAAGAAGTAGGTTGGCAAATCACCTGACCAATAGAAGGGCGAAAAGCCCGCTGAAACAGCAGATCGGCCTCGGAGAAATCCGGGGCCTTTTTGTATTTCTCCGATGTATCTTGACGTCGCCGTGTCTCCCTGCTAAGGTTACTTTATGACACAGGATAAATCCAGCTACATAGCTGCTCTTGCTCTCGCCGACCCCTCGCTTGCCGAAATGGCGCAGGCTCTCAGCGAAGATCACTCACTCCCCGCCATTAAGTTGCGCGTCCGCGCGGCAATGGCCAAGGTTTGCCTCCACCCAGATATGGTTCGTGATGAAGTGGCCCGTATTCTTGAAATCGTAGCATCAGATGGCCTAGACGGCCCGAGAGATTTAGATGTCGCAATTGACGCGCTCCTGTGCACCATCCCGGCAACAGCCAGAGGTTATTAAGCGGATGAACGAGGCTCACCGAAAGGTGGTGCAGTCAGGCAAAAAGCCCGACCATTTCGTTTTAAACCCTTCTGCCTACACTGAGCTTAGACGACATCAAAACGTCGAAAATGTAGCTGAGCTAGAAAACGTTTGGCGGGGTATTCCTGTCCAAGTCAAGAGCAACAGCCAAAGATCGCCGTCTGTAGCCCTTGTTACCAAAGAGGCGATCAGATAGACGGAGCGCCAACATGGCATTCAATGATGAAATCCAAGAAATCCGGGGATTTGCTAACCGGATGAAGTCAGTGTTCAAGAACCACAAGCTCGAAATGATCGCTTCGGCGGGCGTCGGGTTTGTCGCTTGCGCATTCTTGGGGTTTGCTTTTTAAGCATGCCGAGGCAGCTGAAATTTAAGCTGCGCCCGTCGCCCATGGAGCGTTTCTTGTCAAAATTGGTGTTCAACCCCATGTCAGGATGCGTTCTTTGGGCGGCGGGAACCTCAAGCGGGGGCGACCGGTCTACTTTCTATCCTTCATTTTGGGACGGCACCCAATCTGTAAGGGGCCATATTTGGGCCGCAGAGTATATTCATAATTTGGTCAGAAGTCCGGGTTACCACGTGGACCACTATTGTCGTTGTTCGTTGTGTGTCCAACACCTGCAGCTGCAGCCGGGGGAAGTTAACAGCAGTCTAGCCAACCTCACCAAACAAGACCCCTTCGAGCGTAAGTTCGATGACATACCATTCTTTACCCCTCCTAGTTGGTTGCCGAAAAACACGCCGCATGTGCACAGCCCCAAAGAGTTCTACGCGGCAAAAAGGAAAATAACCGGATGACAACGGCTACCGTAATAACTGACGCTTCGTTTTGTCATATGTCCAACGTTGGAGCATGGGCGGCGGTGGTCTCCTCTGGTTTGTTCGGACCCAAAAAGCGGTTGATGAAATCAGGGGTGTTTCCCCAACGAGTTAGGGACAGTTCAGATGCAGAATTCATGGCAGCTGTAAATGGCGTCGCCGTGGCTATATCCTGCGGGGCCACTGACATTTTGTTACAATCCGACCTGATAACCGTGGTCGAAGACGTTCATATCAGGAAACACTGGGCTTGGAAAGCCGTAGACCTGTCAGAAATTAAAATCCGGGCCAAGCATGTCAAGGGCCATACGAAAAAGCGCGGAGCCAAATATCTGGCCAACGATTGGTGCGACCGAGAATCCAGAAAACTGATGCGAGCGGAACGGAAAAAGCGAGCCGTCAAGAAAAGGAAGATGAAAGGGGGCAAATGCGTAGCAGCTGTTTGGACCCTCAGAGCGAAATACGCTAGCCGGGAGGTTTACCATGAACTATAATCGAGAGCCACTGCACTGCGTTGATAATGTGTGCGACCAAAACGACCGATGCTTCTTTTGTGGCGTCGCTGGGTCTACGCCCTGCCGCTTCCCAAAATACGCGGCTCAGATCAAAAAGCAGGTGGAGAATCCTCTTCTCCGCCATACCTTGATCGATAACGGCACGTCTGTTAAAGTGACTACATCGGACAACACAGGACAAGACAGATGAGTAAACCAAGACGCCGCACACGATTTGCCAAGCCCCCCACGGCTGAGGAGCAGTGTCACGTAGACGGTTGCACCATCCGAGGGCGCTACACCTTCCAAGGCGAGCGGTGGTGTTATGGCCACCTGTCTAAGGTAGCGTTTGAACGGATGATCGAGCTTGGAGAGATTAAAGACGAGCCTCACGAGGAATACGCTCGTAAGCGCGGTCCGTTTAAGCCCCGTCCATGGTACGGGGACGACGAGAGCAGCGCAGGGGCTACATGAGGTCCGGGGGTGTGCCCTATCCTGTGGAGCACTACTACCCGACGCCGGGGGGCGGGGCTGTCCGACCCGATGCATCCGCCCCCACGGCACCCGGACACGACAGATGCAGCTAGAGTTACCGCTAATACACAACCCCACTAGCCCAAATTGGGAGCGCGTCAAGAGAGACAGTTCTAGGTTTGAGGGGTGGGGACAGATCAAAGGCCGAAAGGCATTACAACAGGATTTCAGATATCATGGCTTCTCCGAAAAAGATTTGCCGATGCGGAACGGGCTACCGAAGCGCGTATGACGGAAAATGCGGGCACTGCCGGGGCCGCAAGGCTCAGAAACAACTGGATAGTCTGCACTACCAATACCCCGCCCACATTGTGCGCGAAATCTACAATGGAAAAAAGAGGTTTGCGATATGAGTAACGACAATGAAGACGAGAACGTAGCTGCGCTGCCGGGTGCCAAAGGTTCCCACATGGCTACGGTCCTGATTTACCGCATGCCAGACGGCGCGATGCGCGGGGAGTTGGCGTTCATGGCGCTGGATAAGATCGAGAGCGAGGAAAAGATTTCCAACAGGTTCGTTCGTCTTGCGACGTGGATGGCCCGCGCCGCTCAGAGCTTCATTGATCAGGCGGAAAGTTACAGGGATCAGGGACATTGACCGAGCTAAACGCATGGGGCGGGAAGGTCCGTCCGACGCCAGAGAGTATCACGAACCCGGAGCATTTCCAAGACCCGCCGCGCTCCATTCAGCGGGCTATGGGTGGCAAGTTGTTTTTCTTTGACATCGGCGCAACCAACATTCACCGCGTCGGCCTCTTCAAGGGTTTGGGCTGGCGTCTACCGTACCCCGGTGTTGCGAAGGACATCACATACGTGAAAATCTTGCACGAGGGAAAGAGCCTGTTCACTATGTTCTTTGGCAAGGTAAACCATCAGTCCAATTTCATGCCCGACACGATCGAAGAGATAGAATCCGTGAAAGGCGTCCCACTGGCCGAGTTGAGAGAGGTGTATGAACGACACACTATCGATAAATAAGGCCAACGTCATGAAGACGCAGTTCCACATCTCTTACCAGATTGACGGGGGCGAAAAATGGTACTTCGGTTGGCGCGGGACCCAAGCAGAAATCAGGGAACGGAAAGCTACGTTGCTGGGTTCCAGACGAGTTACGAAAATCCGCATCAGCAGACTAGTGGAGGAGACGCTAAGTGAAGAATCTACATAAACGATTAAACGTCATTCTCCCATGGGGAAAGCTAGCGGTAGGTCAGACATTCTTTGTCCCCGGCGCAAACGAGACACTAGATGCCGACGCTATCAAGCAATCGGCACGGCGCAACAATATGACCGCGTCTGTCCACCCTGAGACGAGGGACGGCAAGGGCGGGCTACTGGTCAGGAGGCTAGACAATGGGTAGAGAGGCAAGACCATGGGACCGGGGGATACCTAGGGACCTACTGCCCAAGGTGCGTGAGCGTAGGGTAAGCCCAGACGGTAGGGCGCACGAGGTAACGCAGGGGCAGAGGGGCGGCAAACCCATTAACATCTACCCTTTCGCGGCGATGAAAGACGGCGACTATTTCATCGTTCTTTGCGACGATAAAAAGCGCGCTGCGGCCATAAAGGTTCACATGCGGCAATCCTCTTCTCGACACGACGCGGAGTTCTTTTGCGCGGACATCATAATTGGGACCAACCAAGCCATCAGGGTGACTAGAACATTCGGAAATCTGGCCGAGGTCAAGAAAAGAGCGGGCCTCAAGGGGTTTGACGTCGCCAAGCGGAACGAATATCTAAGGGAACACCAGCTAAACCGAAAGGGCAAGAAGTATGCCCCGGTGGAGTTGCCAGTAGACCCAATGCCAGAGGAAAGCGAAGCGGTGGAAGCCGTCGCTGCTGAGCCTGTCACTGAGGCCAACCAAGACTTCCGAGCCATGTTTGAGCAACGCAGACGAGATGCGGCCAAAGAACTGGCAGGAATTGACGCAGACGAACCCGACTTTATGGGTGTAGGAGACAAGAAATGAGATTGGTGCGAATTAACCCGTTTGGTCCAAAATGCGAGCGTCATTACTACGAGGCAGAACCGGGCATCGTCAACTATTACGTGCAGAGTTCTGTACTGAATGTCATGCCGCTTGGGAAAGAGCATCAACTATGGTTCGACGGTAACTGGTTCCGTCGCAAAAATCAGCGCTTCTGGCGTCTGACCGCCGCACCGGACACGATTATGGGCGGAATGGCGATGATAGCGGGGAAAGGCCCGGATAACGAAAACCCATTTGCCAACTGTTCACTGCCCGTGGACGGGGTAGAAGGGCAAGTAGAGTGGGTGGACCCCGAGGAAGCCCTAGAAAACCGGGTGCTGAAACAACTGCTGGCTGGCGTGGGCGGCGAGCTTCTCGACAAAGAGACTATCGTTCGGTTCCACAACACTGAGCAATAATTCTCTGCTGCGGATTGACGATGTAATGCTCTTGTGGTAAAAAAGTGCATAACACAGGAGACGACAATGCCAAAGATGCGGATGACAGTAACGGCCAATGTTCCTAAAGAGGTCACGAGAGAGCAGTTTGCTTGGTACGTCCAAGAGGCTGTTGGGGTTTGGAAAGGGCAAATGTCTCCGGAAGAACCACTGTTCTATTTGGAATCCGATTCAGTTGTGGTCAGAGACGAAACCGGGGGAGCGGAATACCATGACTGATAAAAAACATCCGATGGGGGACCCTATTCCGGGCAGGTTCTTCGCTTTTGTAGAGACCACCACGGTGGTTAAGCATCACACTCTAATTGTGGAGGCACAAGACGAGGAAGCAGCAGAAAAAATCGTGGACGACATGGAAAAAGAAGAACTGCCACACATGATGACTTTCTCCGAAAGTAGAGCAATTAGGGTAAAACCCATTAGAGAAGGACACGTAGGACGATGACTGAGACAGTCCAAAACAAAATCGCCAAATTGCTCGAAATGGCAAACCACGGCGGCGGCAACGAGAACGAAGCCGCTGTTGCGCTCGAAATGGCCCAAAAACTGGCGGATGCTCATAACCTAGAGTTGAGCGATGTCGGAAAGTCTGGTAACGGACGGGACGACAAGCAGATCAACAAAGGACTTTATCCATACCAGCGGACCTTGTACGAGAGTTTGGCCGAACTTAATCACTGCATGTATTTCTTCGATCAGCCCACGAGAGCGGGTCAGAAGTACATCATTCGTTTGCTCGGCTCCAAGGTCAACGTCGCTTCGGCGCGCACCATGGCAGAATACGTGGAAGATGTTGTTAACCGCTTCGTCAAGGAAAACATGGTCCCTCAGCACCATTACTTCTCCAAAGCCTCGCATGAATACCGGGAGGGGATGATTGACAGACTGGTTCAACGAATCATCGCTAAACGGGAAGCCGAAGAGGAAGAACGTCGCCGCGCCAAAGCGGAGCAGGATGCTAGGTCCAAGCACCCCGGTGCCGCCACTGAGAATGCCATCGTGTTAATGGATGACGTCGCCGAACGGGAGGCAGAAGCCAATTACGACCACCTACACGGTGAAGGTGCATGGGCGCGCAGCAAGGCCGAGAAAGCCCGCAGGGAAGCCGAGATGGAGGAAAACTACCGCGTTTGGCAGGAAAAGCGGGAGCAGTGGAAGCTTGACAATCCCGAAGAGTGGGCAGCTGAGCAGAAGGCTGCAGCAAAACGACTTGAAAAGCACGAGAAGGAACAAGAACGATCACGTCGCCGCGCCGAAAAGCGCCGCCAAGAGCGAATCGATCTTCACGGGTTTGACCCCCAAGACTTCCGCTACAAAAGGACGAAGCACGACAGCCGCCACTATCAACGGGGAACCGTAGATGGGGACGCCGTGAACCTTGACACCCAAATCGAGCGCGACAAGCGGGGAGAGTTGAAATGAACCCCATTTCTTTCTTATCCGATATGTGTTACCCGTACGAAATACCGGAACCCATCAAGCACGGGAGATGGACTATGTGGCAGAGAGACACCCCGGACGTTTTAAAGCGTCTGGCTGAGGAAAGGGGGATGCCTGT